TGCATGGATACGCGCATATGTTCATTTGGGACAACGACACAAAGACGTGTGAGGTAGTCAACATGGCAGAATGACTGCCGACCTGATACACTAGAACTATCAAACAACCAAACCGAAAGGTGAAACACAATGATTCAGACACAGTTCGCACACACTATCACCGTTCCCGATGAATGGGAGCATAACGGTCACACTTTCCAAGTGTTTCAGGATGAATGGGCAGAGTGCCCTACTGAATGGCTAGATAGCGCCGATGCGCTGTGCGTCATTGGAGGCCCACATGGTTGCAATCTCCACCATCCGGCAGAGACCAACTGCCCCGCCATGTGGGAGTTTGATAACTTCCATAATGAACATGGGCGTACGCCTACGCAGGAAGAATGGGCAGCACTTTGCCCTGATTACTGGGTGTACGTTGGTTGGCATGGTGTGGATACTGACCGTCTGTTCGCGGCCGCGTTCCGCAAGGATACGTATCCTGTTGACCCCTGCGAGTCATGGGTGCATGAATACTCTCTTTGGGCCGATGGGTATGTGTGGGTTGTGTCGGATACAACCACGGGGGATTCTCTGGCGGGTATCTATGCCGATAGCGAGGAAGACGCTATCAAGAACTACACCGAAAACTATATGTGAGAAAGTGGGAGAAAACAACAATGACTGGGATTAACACGCTACTTGCCATTGCTACGGACTGGGATACCCGATTCTGTTTCACCGCTGAAGAATTGGGGGTTGCTAAGGGAGAGTATGACTACGTGACCCATAGCGGCGACCTCCGTATCCGGGAAGACTTTGAGACTATGGCCGCTAAAGCTGTGGACGATCTGCACAAGCCTATCACCGTGCTTGGTAAGACTCTCAAGGCGAGCGATATTGCTAAGGAGATGCTTAGCGACGACTGGGAGGCATACGTCAACAGTTGCATTGCTCACCTAATCGCAATGGGAGAGATTAAGGAAGTCTGTTAATGTTCGCGGTCGCCTACTACACATTGTTCCTACTGACTATCCTTGCCCCTTTCGGTGCATACTGTCACCTGACCGAAAAACACTACAACGAAAGTGAGAACAACAATGAACACTGAAGCACTCGTGACCAAGATTAGCAAGCTCAACGCGGAAATTGCGGCCCTGACTGAAGCGCGGGATGCTCTCAAGGCGGAATTGTGCGCACAGTTCAACGCAGGGGACAAGATTACGGTAGGCGACACTAAGGTCACGTTTGCCGTACGACAGACGATTAACGCGGCGGCGGTTGAAGCACTGCCAGCGTTTAAGAAACTGCCTAAGGCAGTCCGGGAGAGTGTGTATGACAAGCCTAAGCTGAACACCAAGAAGCTTGCGACGCTTGACCTTATTGATCTGTCGCCCGCAACTACGGTGAGTGATACGTATGCGACTTTCCGATGAATTGGATGCAATACGGGACAGGTGATGTTATCACTGTCGAACAGGTTGAAGCCGTCGCCTGTTCCCTGGAAGAACAGGAACTGCAAGAATATTCCACCATGTGGCTTGAGGCGGTACGACAGATGCGGGCTGCTGAGATTATCCACAACAACCTAGGCGTGGGAGCCGAGGTCGAACTGCCTAACGGCATGTCAATTTATATCGAAAGTGAAAGTGAGTAATCAAAATGTTTGCACACTACGTATGCGAGGGCGTTTTCTGTTGGCACGAACTGGAACGCGACGTGTTTGACGAGTTGTTCTGCGCTCGTGAAATTGGGGACTACCCTCGTTCCAAGGATAGCGAGACGGACTACTACAACGCATGGGAATACTGGGACAATAATGAGATGTTCTGGGAATGGCTGACCGACAAGGTCAAAGAGTTTGGCTTTGTTGACTACGACAAGCAACCACAGAACGGTACGTTTATGTGGATTCAAGCTGAAGAGATGCTTGTTGTCCAGCCTAGTGATTCTAAGGTTGAACTGCCTATGGGGGTTGTTGCAACATTTGATCGTGACAGTCTGTACGAAATGGAATACGCGCAGGGTATTGTCCGGGACGGCGTTTTCTACGCCACTACTATTGCGAGGGAGCTTGACTAATGAATATCAATACACTGTCTGAAACCGGCGAGATTACTATCTTCCAAGACACTGACACGGGCAACACGTATATTGTTGAACCGGTGCTGGGAACCATTGAACCTATAGATATGGCAGATGAGTCTTATCTGTTTATTGGGGACTGCGACGACTTTATGCGGTCCGATAACCCCGTGTTCAAGACGCTTGGTAGGTATATTGCAGTGCATGATGAAACACCTGCCAACGTGGGAGAATACGCTAAGCTGTTCAAGGGTGAACTGTGCTCACACTTCAAGTGCGTCGATGGGTGGGAGGACTATGACTTTATTGAGTCATACGGGCAGATTCTAGCGGTCAATAAGCGGCTAGGGGACGCTGAAGAATGGCTGCGCTATCTCAACATGTGGGACGACGGGGAAGTATATTCTGTCCTTGACTGTTCGACCGGAATTAAGGTCACTGACATTTACGCTGAATACCATGAGGATGCACTTGAGCATTATCTCAAGGATGGGGAGCTTGCATCACTGAAGGCACGAGTCAACAAGTTATTGGTGGACTAACTAATGGACAATGCCTATATTCAAGTGTTGGCAGACGGGGCAGGTATTGTTGTGTCGCATGACTTTGATATGGGTATCGGTGTTATTGCGGGGCCGCGCATTTTCGCCTGGCTTACCAAGGAACAGATCAACATGATTAAGGAGGCTAACTAATGAACATGGAAGAGTTGACTAAGGAATACAGTGACGCTTGTGCATGGGCTGTCCGTCATGCCATTGATAGCGTTACTATCCAGTGGGACCTCGAAACGAAAAACTATCTGCGCGAACAGGGGTACGAGGTTTGTGTCGAACTGTACGATCAGAACCTGTGTATCTATGCCTACGTTGGCAAGGACGATTACTTCTATCCCGTTAAGTACGAGGACGATAGTATTAACCAAGCTATTCAGGGAGTGTTCGACAACCTAGGATTCCAAGTTGTGTTCAACGCAATGCTACGGCTTGGAATGGAAGACGTTACACAGACAATTCATTGGAGGATTAAGTAAATGACATTCAAGCCGCGACACTACCAGGAACGTGTACTGGAAGGGTTGGCAAACTCTAAAACGCCGTACACGGGCCTGGTAGGCGCGGGCCTGGGAACAGGCAAGACGGCAATGAGCGTCTGGAACGCCCTTAACGCTTTCGGGGACAGTATCGGGGAACAGATCATTCTCATTGTCGCCCCTGTCCGTACCGAGTCAGGTTGGCGCTCGCACTGGAAGACACTCGCGGGCATTGATATGCACACGCTGTCTGGTAAGAAAACCAAGTCTGCCCTTGCAGTGTGGGACGATCTAGAAAAACGTGTGGCCGGCGTGTACTTTATTACCTGGGAGATGATGCGGTCGCGGAATAAGGAAAAGCGGTGGGACGGACGCGCAAAGCGTTACGTCTTCAAGTCAATAGCAAAGCCGTTCTACGGCATTAACTTTGGGATGGTTATTGCGGATGAATGGCACCGTGCGTGCAACCACTCGTCGCTCAACTTCGACGTGGCACGACACATTAAGGCGCGCTACCGACTCGCACTGTCGGCAACGCCTGCTGGGAACAAGCCCTGCAACATTTGGGCCGCGCTGAAGTTCCTATGGCCTAACCACTACGGTGGATACTGGGACTTTTGTGAGAAGTTCTTCAAGGTGGAAGTCAACCCGTGGTCAGCATACGGGAAAGACTTTTCGGGAGAACGTTCCCCCGGCATGGTCCGTCGCGGTGCGCCGTCCTATCACGAGGTCTCACAGGCTGAAGCCAACCCTGAGCTACCCGGCGTGATTATCCACCGTGTAGAAGTGGAGCTGTCACGCACACAACGCAAGGCGTATAACGATCTGGAACAGAAGGCACTCACGTTCCTAGGAGAATACCCACTCGCGCTGTCCATCCCAATGGAACTTGATCTGCGTCTGCGACAGATGACGCTGGGAGTCCCCTCGTTCAACGAGGATGGAGCTGTCGATTACAAGGAAGATTGTAAGTCTTCCAAGCTCGACGCAATGATGGATATTATTGCGGACCTGCCTGAAGACGAACCTGTCGTCGTGTGGGTGCATAGCCAGAAGTTTATTAAGGCTGTGCTGTACCGTCTGCGCAAGGCGGGTATCAGCTGCATCGAAGTCTCTGGTAAGTCGCGTGGTGACTTCCACGCAATGATCGACGGGACCGTCCGCGTCATTGTTGCTCAGCACGAGGCCATGTCGGAAGGGGTTGACGGACTTCAGCGAGTGTGCCATACTGAGATATGGCTGAGCCAGTCGAACAGCCTTGTGATTAACGAACAGGCGACGGGACGACTCAACCGACAGGGACAAACGACGGCTGTTAACCGCTTCCTGATTCAGGCGACAGATACTGTGGACGACCGTGTTCTGGGACGCTTGCAGGAGCGTTTCGACAAGCTCAAGGCATCCGGCCTTATCTGAAACAACTGAAAGGAGAAAGCAATGGATTGGGATGACTTGTACGATGATAGCTGGGAGCTATATAAGAAGATTGGCAACACGATCTTGCCCGTCTATGTCGGTGCTGATGCCGGATTCACCACAGATACAAAATACCTAGACCTGATGGTGCGAGGTACTGTCGTGAGACTTGCACACAGGTGTTACATCTTTTGCATTAAAGAAGGCGCATTACGCGGTAGTGGGTGCTGGGTGGATGGGTTTGGCGAGACATTCACACCGTTGGAGTTTCTCGCAGAGATTGATGATGCTGCCGAAGTAGGGCACTGTCCTTGGCTTATTCACAACGGCTCCCACAACAAATAACAACAACAAACCAACAAACTGAAGGAGAACAAACATGTCTAATAACAACGAGTCCTGGTCCATTAACTTTGACACTTACTTTATTCTCTGCATTGCGTTTACAATTGTGGGAGTCTGGTTCCCTGACTACATCATGTGGGTTGTGTGGGCCTTCGTGGGGTGGGTTGCACTAATGGTTGTCATTACGATCATTGCCCTTATCGTGGAAGCTGTTATGGTCCACAAGGCAACCAGGTGGTTCTGAGCCATGGAAGTGATCGAAGCAAACCACAAGACAGCCGCCAAACTGCTGAAGAAGTCGGTAGAAGAATACTGGCTTGAAGGCCAGGATGCTTACATCCGCTTCACGGATGGGAGTGTCGTGTGTATGCACCCACTCTTCAATAGCTGGGAAGTGTACATGTCGTTGGGTGAGCGCAAAAACCCTGATAGCGACCCATCATTTACAGATAGCATGAACACCTACACATGGTGTCGTGACAATGGGGACGGCCCTTGGCTGTCACGTACAGTAGCGCTTGAGTTTGATGCTGTACGCTATTATTGTCACTATACTACTAATCTCGTGACACGACAGTACATCCCTGTCATCGAGTTCCATTATTATGAAAAGGAAGAGAAGCTTGGCAGTAACGATTAAGGAAATCTACGCGCCCGTTTTGGGCTTTGGTTGGGAGAATCTTCCGAACCGATACATCCAGCGAGAATACACCCCAACTGAAAATGGGTTGGTCACCTCGCCTAGTGGCACTGTCATCGGGACGGCCACCCTTCCAAGTGGCAAGCTGCGTCTACTGAGTGACAAGGGACAGGTCTGCGCTCAGCGTTGGACCGGACAGGACGAGATGCTTGTTGTTGACCCGTTCGACAACCTCGTGTTCACCGTCCCGTCTGTGGAAGACCTGAAGTGCAACGCGCGGGAGATGGTATCAGCACATATTAACGTTGCTGATGCTAAGCCACTGGACCTGTCGATCATGTGGACTGATGATATTGCAGGAGAGTGCGGCTTCGACATTTCTGACATTCCTGAGCCGGATGAGCTTAAGTACACCTACCGCCTCAACGGTATGTCGTTGCTTGGTCTCGTCAATGATGGGGCGGACAACCTCGTTGTGTCTCGCACGTCTGTCTTGTGTCGCCTACTACGATACAAGGTGGGAGACCGTTTCGCGTTCCAAGGCTACCGAAAGAAGAACATGCCTGGGTTGCTGAACGACTCTGGAGGGTTCTCGGACTTCGCGCGCAAGATTCTGGCGTGGTCTGAGTGCATGACCCCTGAGCAACGGGAGATTCTTTCCAAGTGACTGATATTCTCCGTAGAGACTAGCACACCAGCCGTGGGAGTGTCGCCTGTAGCATGTGCAATACTCGTATCCCTCGTGGAGCTAGGTATGAACGTATCGAGGTGGCTGACATGGGGACCATCGTGAGCACCCTCGTTTGTGGTGATTGTGATGAGTGTGCTCAGTTGTGCATGGATGATGTTGAGTTGTGGGAAGATGGTGCCACAGCCGATGACATCATTGACTGGGCACAGCACTCATCTCATGAGGCCGCTGCCCGTTATCTGAAACGTATTGGGAGCGTGGAGTGAGAGAGTACATCAAGGCTGCTAGGGATGAGGCTAAGAAGTCACGCTGTGACCGTGCTCACGTGGGGTGTGTGATCGTTGACCGTGCGACGGGGCGTGTGGTGTCCCGTGCGTTCAACGAGACACCCCACGGCCTTGAGCCCTGCGACACAGGCGGGCATCGGATTGTCGATGACCACTGTGTGAACACTGTTCACGCTGAACGTAACGCGATTAGGAGGATGGTAGAACATGGGAGCGAGTACACGCTGTATGTGACTCACTACCCCTGCCAGGGTTGTGCACATCTCATCTCGTCGTGCCCTGAGATCGTGGAGGTTGTCTACCTTGGTGACTACAACAATTCCAGCGAGGCGACAGCGCTGTTGAGTGGCCTGTCGAAGGGAGTCCACCGTGGGGAAGAATAAGCTGGTCCTTCAGGTTCCACCGGGGTTCATGTTTACTGACATTGAACAGGACAAGATTAGTAGGACGAGATGGGAGGTTAATTCTGGCTCAAATAAGATCATGCGCCACACTTCGTGTATCCCCCTCTTCGGGACACGTGAGATGTGGAAGATCATCGAGGAAGGCGACTTTCTGGTTTTCATTGAGTCGCCACTAGATGACCTCCATTACTACGCCTGGAATCTCCATATCATGAAGGAAAAGCAATACAAGGAATGGTGCTCGCATGAGTGAAATCTACGACAACATTATCCGGGAGCTGACGAGGCCATCTGAGCGAGACAAGCAACGTAAAGTTGGTCCATCTGAATTAGGGGACCTGTGTGAGCGTTGTTTGGCAGAAAAGCTGCTAGGTGTTCACGAGGAAGAAAAGACTCACCCTCTCGCCCCGATGATTGGTACGGCCTTCCACTTGTATCTTGAGAACACTATTGGTCTCGAAGGGTACTTGAAGGAGACCAAGGTGACTGTCGGTACGATTGAAGGGTATGGGTCTATTCGTGGCACTGCTGATGGTTTCGATATTGAAACAGGCCATGTCGTTGATTACAAGGTTCTCTCGAAGAAGAAGATCAAGGCGTTTTCGTCTGCGACATTCTTCAATGAGGACAAGGAGCCTGAGTTCTATTCAGACTCGATGACCGAAGGACAACTGAAGAAGTACTACTATCAGATGATGTTGTATGGTCTGGGTATGGAGAACACTGGCTATGATGTGCATCACTGCTCCTTGGTTTTGTTCCCGCGAGACTGTACGGTAGAATCTGTCATGTCGGCAAGCCACGAGCTGTGCTTCAAGTACAACCGAGAAGCCGCACTGGCTGTTCTGGAACGCGCCAACGAGATTTTCAAGTGGGCCAATGAAAACCAGGACAACCTGGGAGAACTCGACAGCCATGCAGGCTGTTATTACTGCACATTCAAGCGCTAACAGAAAGGAGAAACAATGGGAAAGTTCGACTCGTTCCTCAAGAACATCAACGTCGAAGTGTCTGACCCCCGAGTCAACACACCGAAGCTGAAGGTACTTCTGTACGGACCCTCCGGCACCGGCAAGACCTCGCTCGCATCGACAGCCAGCACTGTCGAAGAGCTGGGACCAGTCCTCTACATTGACTTGGAGCGGGGTACCGCCCCAGCTGCCAAGTATGGTGACCTCGACAACCTGCTGATCGTGCAGCCTGCCTCCTACAAGGAGTTTGCAGACCTGCTCGTCAAGATCAGCAATGCCAAGGACCGCCCGTTTAACACTGTCGTCATCGACACCATTGACCGACTTCAGGAACTTATCAAGCTCCACTTCGCAGCCACCAAGCCCAATGACAGCTTTGCCATGTGGGCGGCAACCTATGATAAGGTGTTGGACCTGGTGAATCAGATCGCGTTCGACCTGGGACTGAACATTATCTGCATCACCCATGAGAGCCGAGAGATCACCGAGACTGAGCGCCTGTCGCTTATCGGACCAGCGTTTGAGGGCAAGCAGTCCTTCAAGAAGCTGCCCTCTATCTTTGACATCATTGGTCGTATGACGTGGGAGGATGTGGGAGAAGATGGGGAAGAAAACCTCATCACTGTCCTGAATGTCAAGTCAGCTTCAAGTATCCTCACCAAGACCCGATTCGACAACATGCCAGCGATGGTTGGCAACCCGTCGTTCGGCAAGATCATGAACTGGGTGCATGAACACTTCGAGAACGGAAAGGACACGACTGAAAATGACAACTAAGTATCTGTCAATTGACGGGGTGTCGCAGCGAACGGGTATCCCACGAACTACTATCTTGTACCGAGCCCACAGTGGGAAGTTCCCACAACCTGACGCATTTATTATCCATAAGCGGTACGACACCCTCGGGTGGCTACCTGAAACCATCGAAGAATACAACACCAACAAGAAGGAGAACTGATCATGAACCTCACTGAACTTATGTCTATGGAAGTTGCCGCCCCGATGTCCTTTGAGCCGCTGCCCAAGGGTCAGTACAAGGTGACTGTCGATGACTGCACCTTCGGTCCTAACAAGAAGGACAAGCCGATGTTTACCATCGACTATGTTGTCAACGAGGGCGACCACGCGGCACGACGAGTTCGACAGTGGTACACCATTGTCACCAATAACGGCCTTCACTGGGACCTGCCCAAGTTCTGCGAGGCATCCGGCAACACATGGCCGGATGATGTCGCTGCCCGTGATGAGGCGTATTTCAATAAGGTCGCACTTGACCTTGTTGGCAAGACCGCTACTGTTACCCTCGACATCCGCGAGTACGAGTCGGGCGGTGAGATGCGCAAGAGCAACGATGTCAAGAAGGTTGAGTGGGACGAGACCAAGGCTAAGAAGAAGTCTAAGGCATCCAAGATCGAGCTGTGATCTTCACAGGCGGGCCGTACCCTGGTGTCAAGGTACGGCCCGCCGTACTATATACAAGCAGAAAGGAGAGCAATGAACCTTAAAGAGTTCTTTCAGGCAGTCCTCCCAGCGGGCGAAGGCTGGACACCTATCATTCTCAAGGGGCCGATGGGCGGTCTCACCAACTTCCGCTGGTTCGAGTTGCCTACGCAGCTCGACAAGATAGTGGCATACGCCGAGGCTAACGCTGATCTGGACGTGTACTACTCTCCCTTCCTCTACACCAAGCCCCCGGCCCTGTCGAACACGAGGCACGCAGCCAAAGACAACGTGACCAAGGCAGCGTGCGTCTGGGCAGACGGTGACGACTGCCCCCTCTACAAGCTGAAGATCAAGCCCTCCATCGTCGTCCAGACCAGCGAGAAGCACTGGCAGGGATACTGGCTACTCGAAGACGCAGGCGACCTCTCTAACGACATGCTTGAAGCCCTCTCACGAGGACTGTACGAAGCGCATAAGAACGACGGCATGGACCGAGGCTGGCCCCTGTCCAAGAAGCTCCGCGTCCCCTTCACGTACAACCTCAAGAAGGTGAAGCCCTGGGAGATCACACTCACGGTCAACGACGAGTCGATCACAGCTGCCGAGTTCGCCGCCGAGTACCCGCCTGTCGAGCGTATGGGCATTGAGGAAGAGGACTTCCCCACCGACATCCCCTCCATGTTTGAGGTGTTGGGAATGGTTAACCGTAGCTACATCACCGACCTGGCTACGGATGACACCTTCAATAATGACGAGGACCGCAGCTCGAAGATGTACCATCTTCAGTGCGCCCTCTGGGAAGAAGGTTGTTCAATTGTTGAAGCATTTGCCGTTGTGCGTGCCACTGAGTTCAACAAGTTTGAGGCAGACGGGCGTGGCGATGGGTATCTCTGGAAACAGATCAACCGTGACTACGCGCGCTGGAAGGCAGAACACAGCGGGCCGACAGAGAACGATCTCGAAGCGACAACCCGTATTGGCGCATCGTACCTCCTGAGCGAATCTCGTGAGCTGTCGTTGCAGGACGTTGACTTCCTCCATGAAGGCGAGGAAGAACCGATGGGCCTCTTTGTCGATCAGTTCGCAGCATGGGCATCAACCAAGTCAGCAATGGCACCTAAGCAATTCCACTACGCGGGCGCTCTTGCCATTCTTTCTTCGATGTTTGCCAAGTACGCCTTCCTGCCAACCAACGTGCAGAAAATGCCCTTGAACCTGTACTTCCTAGTTCTGGGCCGTACAACCCAGTCCCGTAAGTCTACGTCACTTCGCCTTGCGGAGTCCATGATGCGTGACATTGCGGTCGGTATTGGCAAGGGGCCTGACGCTTTCATTGCACCGGAAGACTCGACAGGCGAGGCGTTGTCCGCATATCTGCGCACCAAGCCGAAAGAGAGCGGCCTCTTCGCTATTGATGAGGTCCAAGACTTCTTCGCGCATGCTGCCCAGAAGGGTAGCTACATGTCCTCGATGATGCCGTTCCTCACCAAGTCTTATGATGGCTACATCCCAGCTGTCGCACGTAAGGACAAGGGTGGCAAGGTGGCCTACCAGACTGCGACTCCGTACTACATGACGTTTTACGGGACGGGCATCTTGGACCAGGCAGCTAAGCACCTGACGACCGAGAAGGTGGAGTCGGGCTTCACGCCCCGCTGCCTTGTCGTCATTGACGATCGGGACAAGTACATCACGTCTTCTCAGGATGTGAAGCTCGTGACCGTGAGTGCATCGACAGGTAAGGTTGAGGACAAGCAGCGTGACTTCATGTTGTCGAACTTGATTAAGTCTGTGACCAAGTTCGATGTGGCTTTCAACGCCCGCCGTGCGCAGCGCATGGAGAATGAGGAAGTCCGTATCCCTGTCGAGTTTGAGCCGGGGGTGTTCGAGCGGTGGATTGAGTTCTCGGAAGAGGCCAAGGTGCTGGCTGAACGACATATGCTGAACAGTCGTGAGTTGTTTCCCGGCACTGAGCGTATGACCTTCTCCGTGCTCCGCATCTCTGCTCTGCTTGCCATGTATAACGGGCCGACGACAAAGGGTACTGTCGTTGTTACGATGCGGGAAATGCTCAAAGCTATTTCTCTCGCGTCTATATGGTTGTCGTCGAACGAAGTATTCATCCACCATGTGAAGAACTCTAATTTTAGTACCAAGGTGGACAAACTAATCAATTTCGTTGCGCGCACCGACAACGGCCTTGTGTCTATTCCTAAGCTCATGTTGAAGTTCCAGTCTGAAATCAGCGGTATGCGTGAACTGAAGGAAATCATCACATATGCCCAGGCACGTGGAGTAATCCAAGAAGTCGTGAAGGGCAAGACAAATAACGAACGATTCATTAAGTACACTGGAGGACAGGTATGAAGATTCTGACTGAAAACTGCGACAAGCTGCCTGTTCTTGCTCAGGTTCTACTGAGGCGGGCACTCGTGGTGTCTGGCCTTCCGGCAGACACGCACGTCGAAATCACCGATGATGTGAACGATGAGGATATTAAGATCACTCTCGGCACTGTCAAGGGTTACAAGGGGAAGGCATACAAGACGCTTTCTCCTAAGCAGATTGTTACTAACCCGCAGGCCGGTCTGTTCCTCGCTCAGGCGTTGCAGTATGCTTACCTCGGTGCAGAAGAACTCGGTCTGAAGCAAGGCGAGGACTGGGTGATCTGGCAAGGCGAGGACATCTCATTCAAGCCGGGCACACTGATTGCACTCGACATCGAGTCCGCAGGCGACATTGACGAAGACACTTTTGTTGCTGGCCGTATCCTGTCGATTGCACTGTGGAACGGCAAGTTCGGTGTCGTCATTCCTGAAGAACTCGCTGAGACCGACAAGGCAGCAGAGCTCATCAAGCGGCTGTGCGACACCTGTACTGTCATCTGCCACAATGGAACGTTCGACATGCCCTACCTATCGAAGCGTCTGGGTATTCGTGTGTACCATCATGAGGATACGCTACTCATGCACTTTGTGTTCGACAACCTGGCCGGTGAGCACGGCTTGAAGCCTCTCGCTCGACGCTGGTTGCGCGCCGAGGACTGGGACTCGGACGCTAAGTCGTACCTGAAGGGTGGGGCATACTTCGAGAACATCCCCAGGGAAAAGCTCTACGAGTACAACCTGAAGGACGTTGTGTACACCCACAAGCTGTACGAGTACTTCCTTCCGATGCTCAAGAACGGTGGAAAGTACGACTACTACCGCTACCGTATGCAGGTCACGAAGGTTCTGAACGACGTGCAGATGAATGGTGTGGGTGTGTCCCTGGAGGCACTCGATGAACTGGAAGAAAAGTATAAGCGTCAGTGTGACGAGAACCTTGTTGTCTTGAAGCAGCACGCGGGCGAAGACTTCAACCCACAGTCACCGAAGCAGATCAAGGACTACTTCAAGTCCAAGGGTGTGTCGTCCCCGTCGTTCGACTCAGACCACTTGAAGAAGCTGCGACGCGAAGGTAAGGAGACCGAGTTCATCGACGCTCTGCTTGCCTACCGCTACGCAGCTAAGGTGATTGGCTCGTTCATTGCTAACGTACGCCGTAAGGTTGGTGAAGACGGGCGTATCCACCCGTACTATCTGCCTCATGGTGCGAAGACGGGTCGCCTGTCGGCTAAGGGGCCAGCGATTCAGACGATGGGGCGCGACAGTGGTATTAAACGTGCCCTTGTCGCTGCGCCTGGGTGCAAGATCATCTCGTGTGACTATTCCCAGGCAGAGCTACGTACTGTCGCAGAGCTTGCAGACGACGAGGCCATGATTGCCGCGTTCCAGCCGGGTGCACCGGACTTCTTCGATGACCTGATGACGAAAATCTGGCCTGAAGAGTTCCCGACAATCGAAGCATATGAGGCGTTCAAGCACGAACAGCCAAAGACTGCTAAGAACCGGCGCGCACTGGTCAAGAGTGTGGTGTACGGCCTCAACTATGGCCGTGGCGTTGCCGCTATTGCGACAGCCCTTGAACAGCCTATTGAAACTGCACAGCATGTTGTCGATCAATATCTTGGTGCATATCCAGGACTTCGAGACTGGCAGGCTCGGGTACGTCATAGTGTCGGACGAAAGGAAGAGGACAACGAACGTAAGACCAAGTTCGGACTCACCTTCAACCCTCTGTTCGTGTCGGACAACAACTACAGTTCGACACAGAATGAAGCACTCGCCTTTGTTCCGCAGTCAACTGCTAACGACATCTGCCTCAATGCAGCAATCAAGATCAACGAACAGGTCGGTCAATACGGGGCTAAGCTGATTGGTCTTGTCCATGACGCTACCTACGTTGAGTGCCCAGAAGAAACCATTGAAGAGTGCTCGAAGATGATGGAGCGCGAAATGGCTAAGGCGGCGACACTGGTCTTTAACCGTGTGCCATTTGCCGCTGAAGCAGAGGTCGGAAACAACTGGGAGGAAGTGTGACCGACTACGAGCAGGCACCTTGCTACGGACAGCCGACAGAGATATTCTATGACACGAAGCTGTACTTCCAGGTCAAGAAAATTTTTTGCTCGAACTGCCCGCTCATTGAGCAATGCCTCCAAGACTGTCTCATAGCGGAAGAAGAGGAAGTAGATGGCAAGCACTACCGCTCAGGTGTTTTCGGTGGCATGTCACCAACTGAGAGGAACAAGCACTGTGAAACGGGATATATCGTATTGAGTGATGATTGGATGGAACGAAATGACAACAGTAATAGCAATTGACCCAGGGGTCAACACCGGCCTCGTTGTGGCCCGTGTCGAAGAAGAGGTGGTGATTCTACGCTTCGACCAGTTCATCTGTGCGACACACACTGAGACGGCAGAACTCATCAAGCACTACCTTGACGAGTACCCACAAGCTACTGTCGTAGCTGAACAGTTCGACCTGCGACCATCCAACAAGTTCACTGCGGACCTTACCCCTGTGAAGGTTAACGCAATCCTTGACTGGTTTGTCGATGACATCCACTACCAGACACCTGCTCAAGCCAAGGGCCTGGTCAAGGATGCGACACTGAAGAACCTGGGGTGGTGGCTCACTGGTAAGGATGTGAACTACAAGGACGCAAACGATGTGAGAGACGCATTTCGACACCTTGTGTACTACCTTGTTCACGGGCTGAAACACAAATGGACACTCGACAACGGATGGCCCAGATAACGAAAACCCCTCTGCTAGGAAAGGAGAACTAGCAGAGGGGTTTTCTGTACCTCACACCCAACAACACCCACACGGAGGTGAATAATTGTCACTGACAATTATAGCACATCAACCGATCTTTGTCGCCTGAACAGTCAAGCCACCCCAGCCGATGTTAGAAGCAGGGTTACACGCAACACGAACAGACACTTGAACGTTCTTGGGGGCGGACACATACTTAGCTACAGGCCCCATGCCAACAAACATGACATTGCCATTATTGGTGTATGTGTTATACGTGCCCATGTTCTTCTCAACACTATCGACACTCATAAACACGTCAATGTACGCATTTGCCGCGTTGTTATCATTCGCAATTGTCATATGAGCTGATACAAGCCACACACCCGCCTTTGGCAGGTTCAGTGTTTGAGAGATTGGATTGTTAGAGCCACCAGTATTGTACCTCCGAAACGTGGTGTAACTCGCGTTATTGTTTACAAAATCTGTTTCGACAGCCCCGCCAAAAATCTTGGTAAGCCTGTCATTAGAGTGCATGTAGAGAACACCTTCATCCACTCGATAGACAAGAGTATCAACAGCCTGTGTAGCGGTCTCCTTGATAGCCGCAAGCTTCGATGACATAGTTTGACTATTGTTAGCAAAAATCACACGACCGTCTTGGAGACCCTTAACAACCTCGGACACACTATTAAAGCCAAGGTTCATAAACGCTGGCCAAGACTGGACCACATCGCTGTCGCTGTAAGTCCAAATCTTCTGCTTGTTGACTGGCATCAGTACCTCACCCCTGTAATATTGACATCAATATATGAATTGTTATGGCCACTAGCAATATTATCAATAATGCGCCCACCGCTCAGTTCCAACTGTGCGACAGGTGTCGGATTGTCAGAGTTGCTTATGACAATCGTATGTGTAAATGAACCCACCAAGTTATTCCCCCTGCTTACAAACAAGGGGGAGATGGTGTGATAAGAGCCGGAAATGCTAATGCGCAGCGTATAGTCACCAGGAAGAACTTGGGCACCACTATTAAGCGGGAGGTAAACCCAGCCAGAAACTGTGACCATCATGTATGAGCCAGCACTCCCCCAACTAATCGGATACGACCAAATAATAGGGTTGTTTGAGACAGAACTATCCGGCATCACAATATTGTTAACAGTGTTTCTAAACACAAACGGCTGTGCAACACCATTTATGGCTCGTTCACTGGTTAGAGACGATATGGAGTTAGTTGTGTTGCCAATCTGACTTTCGGCTAGGCGTAACCTAGACTCCAAGCTGGCAATACGCTTGTCGATGTCAGTTCCCCATGCTTGTGAAGGGGCCGGAAGGTTATGGCGCACGATGTGTGTATCCTTTCAACGATAGTTGTCCAAGCGTAACACCCTTAGGTGTCTCCAAATCCATAACTCGGGGCCTGTCGAACAAAACAGCTAGGTCACTGACCTTAGTGTAAGGTTCGCACGTTGCTTGCACACCACTAGGCCCATACTGGACATTAGTAATCGTCCAAACAAACCTATCAAACACCACACACGACCCTGCCAATCGACCAAAAACCTGTGGTTTATCGGTTACAGGTTTGAGTGCCACAAAAGCAGTTAAGTCATCCATGATCTTCTTCATGGTCGTACCTTTAGCCCATTTCGCAGTAGCCTTCTGGGGTAGCGGAGAACCGGTAAACTCTGTGATGTCCGACGCTATAGGCAGAGGTTGTGCAAACTGGTACTTCACATCAGTATATGCCTCGTTAAGTGGGTTAGCTCCTGTCCAGTCAAGGCTAACTCGTCGCCCGAAAGCAGTTTGTGCGGAATACATGCACGCTTCGTAAGCCTCGTCAATTGTATTGATAAAGGGAGACTCAATCTTAACTGGGTCCGTTACAGGAGTGTAACCAGTTTGGAATACGAGGGTCTTCTTCTCGTACACAAACCCAGTCCCACAAATTTGTAGGGTGTTGTAATCAGTCTGACCATCTGACTCAGCAAGACGGAATGGGGCTAGTCGAGTATTTGACATGCCCGTGACAATAACCTTCAATTGGTTAGGTTCATCGCCAAGCTCGACACGGGCGTCACCGCCTTCTGCGTACCACTGGGCAGGCGTAATCGGCTTGTTGTCCTTACCGACAACAGAGTACTTACTGGTGTTAAGTGAAATCCTACCGGCAGTATCTACGATACCCGGATATATATCGTTGGGCATCTTGCAGACTGGTTGTGCATAAATACTGTTGATAATTGCATCCGCTTCAAGTACGAACTCTTTCGTCTCACCTGCTTCAACAGACAATACTTCACCTTTAGCAATTTGCTTAGTGATGTCATCTTCGTAATTAAATGGTGGCCACAAAATTGTTACAGGCAATTCATTTGGATTAACTGGATCACCTGTACGCTGTTGAACGCCAGAAGGGTATGCAGCGGTACCACGGCTAAGTCGCTTAGTCATCTGGTCATCGTAATACACACACTCGATACTGCTGAATGGCTCATCAACACCAAACTCAATACTATAATCCTTAGTGTATCCTTGAAACCTGTTAAGAATTGTATGGTTCTCGAAAACAACAATGGTGTCATATATCCAAGTAATCTGATAATCCTTAGCAGATAGGAAAGACTTCAGCATTGCCCACAAATTACCTTTTCCACCAGCAAAAGATAGCTTCTTGTGATCGAACTGTGGAAGGGCATTTTCATACCCGTTTGAGAATGGGTTAGACTTATGTCTACTAGCAGCCACATAAATCTTGGGTGTTTCAGAGGTGACGTTCTTGAAAAAGTGTAGCACGACATCACCAACTGTTACGTTATATACAGGGGCAATAGACCTATCGATGTTCAGCCGATAGAAAGGGTCATTAAGCGTAGCCGACCACGCCCACGGCGTGTTCGTAATCGACCGCACAAAAGCGTGGGTACGGCCAAACCGGACATCGTCTAGGATGATTTCACGATCAATTGCCTCTGCCGCTTCGACAAAACCGGCACCATTTAGGGTGTACTCAGAGAAGCCACCAGTAGACGCAGACCTGTCGAGAGATACACAGTCTTCAACGACACCCCAGCCAGTCAGTTTATTGCCAGGAAAACCAATAGCGTTCATTACCACGACCATACCTCCTCAAGTGTGACAGAAGCAGTAAAGTGTCCACGTGCATTATTCACAGTTACAACGCGAGCTGTGCCAGGCACGACCTGCAAATTACCACCACCGGACGGATACGAGAAGTAATACTCCGATGGATTACTAATGAACTGATATCTTTGATTATATCCTTCAGTAGGTGTAACCCTCAATGCACACCATGACAGGTGGCCTTCGGTGTACGGGGACATTTCAATCTCCCAAACACCTTGTTCAATAACAGCAACCCTATTTTTCACGTTGGCTTCTACAATTGTTGGTCCCCAATTACGGTCCTTAGATGTAAACCTCCAATTAAAGGGTTGCTTGCCGTCTTCATTGCCCTTAATATAGAACTCACCAACATAGCCCTCCGGGATAGCTACACGTTCTGTATAGCTACCTGGCTTGCTAAGGCTATTACTTTCTTGACGGCCATTAAGATCACCGAAGTAGCTAGAGAACTTGTTTTGTTGGTTAAGGATGTTTGGCTTCAGAATGACACCCCTATGCCCACTATCACTGTCAAGCTCCTTCGTAGGGAACAATGCTTGCTTGCCCCAGTCGTTAAATGCAAGTGGTGTCGCTGCGTAGTAGTGAAGGTATGGTAGAGACATCAACGGGGACAGCATATTGTTCATGGTGAAAGGGTCAGCATAAGTCACCCATTCACCAGTACGGTTCATAAATAAGCGACGGAAAAGATCAGCTTGTTTACGATTGAGGTATGACCAATTCAGCTCATACTTCTTATGCCCGTAGTATGAGCCTTGTATGTCGGCAAACCCGTTGAGCAGTGTTTGGACACCCTCACCAGAGTGAACATGGTCCGACGTAGGGCTTTCATCAGGTGCGGGGAACCAGCTCATGAATGAATCCCCGACACTGAAGAAGACCTCTCTCGTTGCACAACCCCTAGTAGACACCCCTATTACCATACCCTTCGTTCGTGTGGTTGATATTGCGGCTAATCGCTTGTCCGTCCAGCATGACTGACATCGAAACAGCCTTCACCAACTGATTAAACTGCGCTGGGTTAATTGTAACAAGATCAGAACCCGCACTCACTTGATAAACACCACCAGCCGAAACAGGCACCTGCATCGTGTTCAGCGCGTTCATGAAACCCTTGCCGTAGAAATCGACAGCGGGCTGGCTAATCACGTACTCGCCGCTACGGACACGGAACATACCCTTACCGTCCGTAGCCATGAGGTTGTCGGCCTTTGGGTTAGCTGGGGGACGACCAGGCAACAAGCCGCCGCCAGCGAAACCAGGAATGCTGTTAGCCTTCGACAGCAGACCACCTGTGTAGAGTGTGCCAAGGTTCTTACCAGATCTACTACGGACAGTTCCACCATTACCAGGGTTGTAGAAAGCCCTATTGAGTGCAGCTCTGTAAGAGGTCTCATCAATCTGGTACCTAATCCTGACATTGATCTCGCTTTGGCTAGGTCGCACGGGGACAGTCACAGGGTCAGCGTGGATGCTATCAATCGCATCCTGAGTCGTACCAACAGTGCCGTTATCGGTCACATGCTCCTTCACCTCACGAGGAACCTGGCCGATTGTCGCAGTCAACCCGTCAAACGCACCGGCCAGCTCAGTAACTTCACCCTGGTTGAACCCAAGCTGAGTAACCTGGTCGATAAACTGGCGCTTCAGGGATTGCGTGTACGCCTCGATCTCCTGTGTCGAGTGACCAGCAGCGGCGTAAGCCTCAATCAGACCAATCATCTGAGACTGCAACGACCGCAAAGCCTCGCGGTTAGCAATAGCAGCCTCCGTGTAGCCCTTCAGCGCAAACTGCCCGGCTTGAAGGGTTGCAATCTCCTTGTCGTTATCAGCAATCTTCGACTGGCCTTCACTGATCTTCTGCTTAGCTTCGTCAATATCAACCTGAGTAGACTGTGCGCGCTCAGTGTCGCCATACTTCAAGGCGACAGCATGGAAGAACTCAGCATCATGAAGTTCCTGCTCGTTCTTCCGCATGTCGGAGGCAAGTTTCTCGTTCTCCTTGCGAAGATCACTCACCTTCTTGGTCGTGTTCTCCACGTCCTTACGCAAAGAATTAAGACCCTTATGGTAATTATCCTGCGCAGTCGTCGAGCGCCACCAAGTAGTGAGCGCCTTGTCGAGCGCAGACTTCAGACGGCTAAGGAAGTCCTCGAAAATCTCGGCTGCGGTCTTCGTTTCCTTACGAGCACGAGACGCACCACCACCTCCACCAGAACGAGGTGAACGGCCGCCATCCCCACCACCGGAGCGAGACGGCTTAGCGCGGAAGTTGTTGCCGCTAAACGCCGATGCACCATTGTTGCGGTTAGCAAAGGTGGGCATACGAATCTTGGACTTCTGACCCGCAGTGTACGAACCCTTGCCAGTCTTCGACTTAGAGCCACCAATAGCGCCTAAGTAGCCCTGAATCGACTTCCAGATAGCCTGCACCTTGCCAAGGAACCCTTGAGCCTGCGACACAGCCTGAGCCGCGTTATCAACCATCTGACCAAGCGACGCATCCGTAGCAGAATGGTCAACCTCGCCGGACTGATACGGCTGAGCGATAATCGCGGCCATAGTATCCCGCTGCTGCTCGAACTGGCTCATGTCGAAACCCTGAGCAGCAAGGAAGTCAATGGTGTCCTGAATCGAGTTCTGCGCGTACTGATACGCCTCTTCGCCGGTCAGACCCATTTCCTCAATACCCGCAGCGGCGGCGTTACCCATCTTCTCGAAGTAATCCGAGATAGCAGCAATGTTCGCCTGGCCGTCTGGGCTGTTCGGGTCCATCGACGTGCCGTGCTCCTGCATGGACTCGTACACCTGTTGCAACGACGAATCGAGCGCAGCAGCCGCGTCTGTCGAAGAGAACATCTCGTCAAGGACAGAGCGAATAGCCTCGGCCATGCTATGAAACTCGCCCTTAGCGTCGCCAATCTTCAGACCAGCCCCCTCTGCCGCGTCGCCGGTCTCTTCGACACCCTGGGCGAACAGCTGAGCGTCATTCAGCGCATCCTGCATAGCGCCACCGACACCTTCAGTCTGGCTCTTCAACCCATTGAGCGCGTCAATCTGGTCATAATAAGGCTTAGTTTCCCAATAGGCCGTACCCATTGTTGGCCTGAAATCAACACCTGTAACTTCGGTTTTCCTGGCCTCAATTTGAGCAATAAACTCATCGACGTAAGCATTAGCAGCGTCACGGCCACCACCCTGAGCCTTAGAAGTAGTAGCCAATTTAATGTACTTCTGATACGAGAAGCCCATGTCAACCAAAGCCTGCTTGGTTTCCTTCGACATGCTCTTAAAAGCATCAGAACCTTGAACGGCATCTCGGATCAAAGCCTGGGTATGCTCACCAATCTTCAGGGTAGAGTAGCCCATAGCTTCGGCCTGCTCGTGAGTAGCCTGAACAACTTGACCAGACTTATCCACGTAATAACCAAGCGCCTGACCGTTAGCAGTCAGAACTTCACTATTCTGCTCAATCGTAGCGTTCAGTTCAGTAAAGCTAGTCTGAGTACCATCTCCAACTTCCTTCGTATCCTGAGCCAAAGCGTTCAAGATAGCCGAAGAACCACCCACAGCGTTCTTAAACGTGTCGGCCTTAGCCGACGCATCCTGGAACGAATCAGCCAAATAGGTAGCACCGACTGATACAGCAGTCAAAGCGAGGGAAATACCAATACCCCAAGGCCCACCAAACATCGACAACAAGCCAGAACCAACAGCAGACACCTTAGACAGAGCGCCCACAGCCTGACCAGCACTCGACGCAACCTGAGCGCCAGCAGCCGCAGCAGATGCAGCCTGAGCAGCGCTCTGAGCGCCCTTCGCAGCAGCAGCCTTACCCGCCGCAGCAGCCACCATGTTATCCGCAGCAGCAAGACGCTGGTTAGCCGCAGCCGCAGTGTTAGCAGTCGCAGCATTAGCCGCAAGAGCAGCGTCGTACTGGACAGTAGCCGACTGAGCCTGACGAATAGCCTGCCACACAACGCTCCACGAGGCTTTCTGCGCGCCTGTCGCCTGCAACATACGGTTCTGCATCTGCAAGTACGTAGCCGACATCGACACAGCCGCAGCCTTCGCAGCTATGAGACCCACACGCACTGTCGCCACAGCCGCGAGCGCACCAACAAACGCCTGAATAGGGGCAGGCAACTTAGCGAAAGCGTTAACGACACCCGTCGCAAGGGTAATCAGCAGCTTGAACGGCACCATGAAGCTAGAGTTCATAGCCGCGCCCGCGTTCTGCAAAGCGTGCTGGAAAGCCTGAATCTTAGCCGACAAGGTATCCATGATGATACCCATCGACTCATCAATGAACGTCGTGCCCTTAGAAGCCCTCTCAGCCTCCTTCAACTGCTCAACATACAAGCCAACGCTGTTCGACATACGGGACAGCAATTCAACGTCACGCACGTTCTTGAAGCCCAAGTCCTTAATCGCCTGAGCCTTCTCAACCTTGTCACCAATACCTGCAAGGTTCTGCAAGATGCCCTGGAACACCTTGTTTGGGTCGTCACGCCACAACTTCTGGAACTCAGCGTCAGTCACACCGACAGCCTGGGCATAGGTGTGCATCTTCTCGCCGCCCTCAGCAGCGGCAGCATTGATCGAGTTGAAGATACGCTGAAGCGAGCCGCGCGCCCATTCCTTCGGGATAGCGAGCGACGATAACGTAGACGACAGGGCAAGAATCTCATTCTGAGTAAAGCCAGCCGACTTACCTTGAGCAGCAATCGACACAGCCATGTTAGCGATCTCAGGCTCAGTCGCCACGGACTTCGCACCAAGATCAGCAATCTGGTTAGCGAGGACCGCGTATCCGTCACCCTTACCAGGTGCCGACTCTTGCAGCTCGCCCATCATCTCACCGAAGCGGCCAAACGCGGTAGAAGCCGATTCAACTTCCATGCCGGTCACGGTAGAGAACTCAGCGACAGCCTTCGTAAAGTCCTTCAACTTATTTGTCGGAATATTCATCTGCGCACCAAGCGTACCGATCTTCGACAGATCAGCAAAAGATGTGGTGGTCTTCGTGGACAGTTCCGTGTAAGCACTCTTCAGTTCACTAAGTGACCTTGTCGTGCCCTGAGCGGTACGCTCCACGTCAGCAAACGCGCGCTCCTGCGCAATACCGGCCTGAGCAGCAGCAGACACCACACGACCAATACCAGCCGTGATAGCGCCGTAATACACGGCCATGTCGCGCGCAGCATAACGGACGTTCTCAATCGCCTTCTCACTCACACGAGCGTTATTGCGCGCAGTACTAGCATCCGAGCGAATAGCCTGACGCTTAGTCAGCTCTTCCTCACGGATACGAGCACGCTCAGTACGAGCCGCTTCAGCCTCACGAGCAGCACCAATGCGCGCAGATGCACTAGCAACAGCCGCTTCACGCTTAGCCTCAGCAGAAGCCGTCGTTGCAGCAGCCCTGATCTCTGCCTGCTCCAAAGTAGTAAGCGCCTGAATCTCAGCAAGGCGAGCAGCCTCATTACCCTTCGTCTTTACCAGGTTACGCTCGTCCCGACCCTTCTGCCTCTGCAAAGGAATAGCGTTATCCTCACGCTTCACAGATGCCTGCGCACGCAGCTTTTCAGCCTGAGCCTCAGTCTTACGCGCTTGCGACTGATTAAGTTGTGCCTGGGCCTTCTTCGCCTTATTCTCAGCCTCAGCCATAGCATTAGACGCAGAAGCCACCTCACGCATAGCTGAGGCAGTATCCCTCAGCTTAGCGATATGATCCTTGCTCAGGTTGTTCATCGTGCGAGTCTCACGGATGAACTGTCGATACGCCGATACAGCCTTATCGACACCCGCCGACAGATCAGCCTTACTCGCGTCCCCAGCAGCCTTATTCAACGAGCCAAGCGCATCTGCCACAGACTTCAGTGCGGATGCAGAGTCCTTCAGATTCCTTACCTTCGAGCTGTCAAGCTGCAAAGAATCAAGAACAGAACCACCACGGCCAGAGGGTGTCTTCAGTGCAGCGACAGCACTCTGAAGCGAACCAATCTGCTTTTCCAGAGCACCAATGCTCTGGGCGGCCCTATCCGCACCAGCAGCGTTAACGTCAATGTCGATCTTGATTGACTCATCTGCCATGTCTTAATCCTCTACATAGAAAATGTCCCTGGTACCACTCCAATGATACCAGGGACAGTTCCTACCTAACTTGCTCAAGCGCTTCAAGAGGTGAAGGCATTGGCTCTTTCGTACCGTCCGAATACTCGACAGTACTCATCACCGTGTATGTGCTTTCACCCGGCTTGGTTTCCTTCGCGTGCTCACGATGACGGTCAAGCTCAGCACACGAATAACATGTAGAAGTCTCCACATGGAATTCAATTGCACTATGCTCACTACGACCGTACCAGAGTGGCGTACCGCACTTTTTGCACAGACTATCAAGATAGTATTGATAACCGGCAGCCAAAGCAATATCCAAGTTAGTGTATTCAGTTTGATCTATCGGCTCCGAGTCAAGCTCATCACCAATAAACACGGGCACCATGCGAGCAAACATGCCATGAGCGCCTGTGAATAGTGTCGGGGGCTTACTCTCCGCTCTCGCTGTCTTCAGCAGAAGAATCATCCACTGGTTCTCCTGCTTGCTCAGCTCCGTCCCCACGAAACGTAGGGTCACTGATCGCCTCCGACACGACAGCGCCGAGGTCTTGCGCGTCCCTCCATGTACCACAGATTTGCACCCACAGGAACTCAGGCAGATGACCGCGCAGCCCCGCAGCCTCATCATCCGACAAGCTATTCTTCGACTCGCCAGTCTCATTGTCGATAATCTCGACACAGGCGCGGGCAATAACATACTCCATCAGACGATCTTCACGCTCAATTTCAATAACAGCCTTTTCTTCGGCGCTCTTGTTCTTCATGGAGAAGAACGGGTCTTCCCACACCTTACGCTTCAGCACGTAAAGTTCCTTGTTCGACAGCGCGCGCAGACGCAAGGTAATCGTCTCCTTACGAAGCGCCTCAAGCTCTTCTTGCAGCTCGACACCTGGCGAGGTGTCGGTGATAGAACGAGACATTGGTGCCTCGTGCAACTGCGCGGTCTTAGCGATCTCGATCAGTTGGGCGAAACGCTCAGCGTTTTCGGTATTCAACGGCACGTCAATAGCCTTGACCGTAGGCTTGATAGACGAGATAATCTTAGACAACTCAAAAGCCATGATGTCTACTCCAATCAGATAGAAGAATACCCCCGCACCGGAGGTACGAGGGTATTCTATCAGAACCGATCAGGCAGTGACAGCCTTGTTCAGCTCCATAAAGCCTTGTGGCAAGAACGGGACGGTGAACTGAATCGGCTTATCGCCGTCGCCCAGCTCGTCCTTCGGGTTATCCGGAACGACCTTAAAGGCCGACAGCTCCATACCAGCTTCGACAGGGGTGCCCTGTCGGAAGCCAATGCGCTGCACAAGATAGCCTTCCTTAATTCCGTCAAGCGTGCCACGCTTGAAGAGCTGGAACGCCTTGTCGTAGACGGAGGTATTACCCGCCGCCTTCTGACCAGCAGCGATAGCCTCACGGAAGAACGTGAGCGAGGCTTCATAGTTAGCGATAGTCGGGGTCTTCGCGTTACCCGAATCGCAAATGGTGCGCGAGTCGTCAGTATCACTGTCGGTTGCACCGAGTGTCATACCAGCTGCAATCGCGCAGCTGATGTCAACCGCCTTAGCTGAGTCACCAGTGTAGGTAGCAGCCTTAAACAGGTCATCAACATTAGTAATGGCATCAGCCGGAACCCACCAAATAGTGGTGTTCGGCGACAACATCTTGGGCATCAGTCTTCCTCCTTCTTGGAAGTGTCATTGTCGTCTTCAATAATATCATCTACACCACAGCACTTAGGCTGTGTGATGGGCGTATCGTCATCAACGATGTCGTACATGTCCGGCAGAACAGCCAGCTCCGCTTCAGACTTCTCACACACAATGCCTGTGTGCCTGTTACGAACACGCATAATTAGTCCCCTCTGTCTAGGTTCACGTAAAAACTCATATTTCGCTGATAGATCGTAGGACGCAATGTAGAATCAAAATCGCTGTCAGTACCAACCGACGCAGCAATATTGACACCGTTAGACCCTTCAATCAATACAACCCCAATGAGCTTTTCTTTCACAACCGACACAAGCCGATTGAGAAGCTTCTTATCTTCACTATACACATCAATCTGGAATGGATGCTCATACACATCCTGAGCATGGCCACCTAGTGACATGTACTCTTCTAGCTGTCGATTAATCTCAGCACCGCCGTGATACACGATGTACAGCGGAACACGCACATCACGAGCAAATGAATCAAAAACCTCAATGCCTTTGATCGTGCGCAAAAGAGCCAGGCAAGCCTCGTCAAACTCTAGAGTCCGGTCCTTCACTTCAGCCTCCCATAGAACTCTTCACGGAACACAGCTGTTACACGAGGCAAATACTTAGCCGGGGTAATGCCCCTCTTCGCGCTATCACCACGAGGCTTGCCACGCAAACCAGAACGAAGATAGCCAGTCGTACGCCTACTATGCGTACCATTTTCCTGCCACGCATAGTATGGCTTGTCCTTATCCCACTTGTGCCAGCCAATCTCGACAACCTTGCCGCCCTTCGATGCATCAACACTGAACGTGTCCTGCATGTACCCTGTATCGACACGCCTGGGATCAGTCCCAATCAGCGCGCGCCCATACGCAGTAGATGCAGCAGCAGCAGCCTTAGCAGCCGCATCAACCTTCTTCCACGCAGCGTCGATGATCTTCTTCTTCGCCTTCGCAGCAACACCATAACGATCAGACTCGACCGAGACCTTAATGCCGGCAACACGACCGTCGTAGCGTACAGTCTTCTTTGTCCTAGCCATGAGCAGTATCCCCCGTTTCGACATCACACAAAAGCGTAACCTGCCAATTAAGGGTATCTATCTGAGCATTACGGACAATCAACTTCAAGCCCTCCACGCGAGTATCAGCTGGCATTTCGTCAATCTGTACACGCATACCCTCAGCAAACGACACACGCTGGGAAGGATCACCCCACAAGTCCCGTGGCACAAGTTCGTTCTTATCAAGATGCAACAGCTGAACACGGTACGCATGAACACCTGTGACCTCGCCAGCCCACTCACGATTGCGGGCACGCCAGTCAACGTTAGGAGTCACGTTCGCCCAACCAGTCCACACAGGACCATTTGGCTTAGCTGACAGCCCATCCTCAGCAGTCCAGTCATACGACACTGTATCTGATGTTTTGTACACACTCACCTTCGTATTAGCCAACAACTGCAAAGGATAATACGAAGCGTACATAAACAACGGGTGAATGTTAGGGTCAATTGACAAACCCATCAGAAGTTCACCGCCCAATCAACCGGCTCAAACGTAGGATGCACAACATCGAAGCAAAGGTTGCTGATTTCATCCTCACGAGCCGACGTACGCAACTGCCTAGCACGACCGACAATCGCAGACAACAACTTCGCGCCGTCCGTCTGCTTGTCGTCCGTCTTCAGAACAAGCAACTGCAACGACTTGTCCATGCCGATAGCATCACAAGCGTCAGCAGCAGCCAACTTTACGTTACCACCATTAACAGCGAGAAGCGCACCAATCTCCTCGTCAGTAAACAAGTAACGAGGCTCCTTACGAAGATCACGCAAGTCCTCCAACTTACGCAAATCTGGAATAAGGACACGCACCTGCCCAATAGGGGAAGTAAAATCAATCTCGCTCATAAAACCTAGTATAGCAAGGCCCGCAGCCTAGAGGTTAACTAAGCTGCGGGCCTTACGATAACTACGCTATCAGGCTCCGTTGGAACCAATGATACCGTCGTAGTTGACGATGCCAGCACCGGCAATTTGCCGGATACGGACCTCAGCATCGTCATTGTCAAACGACCCCTCGCGGTAGTCGACAGAGCCACCACCGAGAAGGACACCGGTCGCGTTGTGAACGCGGAGCTCCGGGGTCTCACGGCCTCGCATTGAGGTCTTAACAAGGGTCTGCTTAGCAGCAGTCTTGCCACCCTTGGGAAGCAGCACCCACGCCTTCTCGCCACCGAGTAGGCCAACGAGATCGGACGAGACAACCTCGATGTCCGACACCGGGTTAGCCATGTAATACTTGTCCTTACCGTTGGTGCGCTCAATCTGAGTGATGCGAATGTAATTCTTCGCAACTTCAGCAAGAGCAGGAGCACAGAGCAGGACAAAGCCGTTGGGCACAGTGACGATGCGGCCATTGTGCTTCGTGTTGAGCGCTTGGAAGCGTGCAGCAGCCAGCGAATCGAGCGTCAAAGGCACCGCACCGGCAGAGCCAGTAGCAGCACCCTTGATCTCATCCGGCACCTTCGACAGATCGAGCTGCGTACCATTAGCAGCAGAGAACACGTCGGCACGCAGTGCCTTCGTGGCGGGGTCAAACAGCTGAAGGAGGACCAGAACATCCTCAGTGCGTGCAGCCAGTTCTCCCGCATCACTGGGGAACCGCTCGATGACGTTCCACTGATCGTTGACGAACGCCTCAAAGGAGAACTGGACACGAGCACCATGCTTGGACGTTTCGATGAAACGTCCGTTCGCGACATAACTCATTGTCGGGTAGGGCGTCAGCTCCGGCACGTGAGGGAGAGTGCCTTGGACATGGGTAAAACCACCGTTGTCGATAGGAGCCGAAGTAATATCGGACTCTAGCGACATGTAGGCCGCTGGGCGGAAGTCCGTCAACAGTTCCTTCTGAGCGATCTTATTCCAAATCGTCTCAGTGTTCTTGTAAACGTCCTCGAAGCGGACGTTTGCTGCATTAATGAACATCGGCGCGAGCTGATCGGAGGTGATAGCCTCCTTCAGACGAGCCTGGTCGATGCGGTTGCCTGCAAGGGCCTCCGACAGGCAGGTGTTGAACTCTTCTTGGTTCTTGAAACGCATTATTACTCCTATCAGGCGATCTTAGCAGGGGCCAGAACAACCTGGCACTTACGAGTCTCGGCGCTACTACCAAGAACGGGGGATGCCTCCTTCAGCCAGCCGAGCACGACATCACCATCAGCCTTAGTAGTCGTGATCTCAGGTCGGGCTCCAGCACCTGTAGCCTCCTTCAGATAGACAGGGCTACCTGTATCACCTTCACTAGGGCTAACCTTAACCATCAGCTCAAACACGCCACCCTTGACGCGGACGGACGCATAGCCAGGACCATTAAGGCCATAAGTCGGCTTCGTCATAACAGCATAGGCGCTGTCATACGTCTGACCAGTCTTTGGGGCAACCTTCGTCTGAAGGATACCCGCAATACCATTCTCCTTGTTGATGACAACGGGATCACCTGGGTTCAGATGAGCCTGCTTGTCATCGATAGCCAGCGAGAGAATGTCACTGTACTCGAAAATCTGGTTGTCAGCAACAACCGGGACTGTGAACTTATTGATAGCCATATTAGGCCCAACCAATCTTCTTGTAAGACTCCTTGAGGGAGTTAGCTTCATCGACAACAGGGGTAGCTGTAGCAGCCACAGCTTCCTTCAGATATGCACGCTCAGCTTCAAGAGCTGCGTCCACTTCCGCACCATTCTTCACAGCCTCGCGAACACGAGCGGCAGCCGCCTCCGGCAGACCAGACTCGGCAATCTTCTTACCAGCATCAATAGCCGAATCAACATCAACAGATGCCTCTTCAACCTTTTCAGCTGGTTCCTCCACCTTGGCCTCTTCAATAGAAGCAATCACAGAATCGAGCTTAGAGCCAATGGCTTCAATAAGAGAAGCCACCTCACCCTTAAACTCATTGAACTTGGACTCGTCCACAGTTCCCTCCTTAGTAATAGAGTTGTTCCTATTTGATTCTAGCAGATCAATAATAGCGCCGCCCGCCCCCGGCGCGGTAACAAAGTCAACTGATCGAACACCAGAGAAAACAGGAACAACACCTGTTTCCGCAATAGGATCATTACACCAGGCGTTAATGGAAACACCGATATGCTCCCACTTATCCTTAATAAGCTCATTCACGCCCGAAAACACCTTACACACCGTGTAAAGCGCCCCATCCTCGCCGACAGTAGCATCTTCAAGGAACACACCAGCATAGTCACGAATAGACCGCTCTGGGCGCTCCCACTCTTCAGTCTCGGTAGGGTGGTCAATAAACATTTCCGTGCCCGCCTTAAACAAAGGCGCAGACTCAGCCAAGTTCTCAGCAGTGTAAATACCACTCGAACCCTGGCCGGGCACGATGATTCTGATGCGGTACTTGCCCTCACCAAGAGACTCAGTACCAGCAGCAGCTGTAGACTCGTGCAACTTATGCATCGGTCCCCCTATCTCGGTTATCATTTGTTCCATCAGACATTGGTCCGACGCCTGTCGCACGCCCGTCTTCATCACTCTTCGTCGTTGTCGAATCTTCCTCGCCTTCATCCTCAGAAGGCAACTCAGGCAAATCTTCCAACGGCAAAGACCCAGCAATCTTCAACAACTGTAACACGCCAGAACGCATTTCAATCTGATGCAACGCACCATTCTGATATGCAAGAGTCAAAGACTGGATACGGCGGTGCGTCTGGTCATTATTAATCGAACCATACTCGATCTGCACCTTAATGCCGAGAGCCAGCGCAATCTCATTCAACATGTCAATATGCAACTGACGACGCAATTCCAACGCCTTAAACGTTGGGTCTTCAAGAGCAGTCTCAGCGCCCTGTCGGCCACCAGCCGAGCCATCCGTCAGCAGCACCGACAAGGGGATATCTAGTGCCGCCGACACCATAGCCGCAAGAGGTGTACCCGCCGAGAAATCGACGCCCGCACCGGCCTTGTTAATTGCCTGAATGTCCTGCCCGGCACCAATCGAAGCAGTACCACCGACACCAGGACCGGGCATACGAGCCATAACCGCCTGCTGCTGCTTAGCATTGACACTCGTCGCCTTAAATGCCAGCTTTGCCAGTGACTTCTCCATGAGGTGAGCAATTTCCAGATGTTCCTTGTACCTCTGGGCGTACGACATGGCGCTCATCAGATCAGGCTTGCCATAGTGCTCGGCAGCAAGCCTGTTCACTGTCGCGTACACAGCTGTCAGACGATGATTCACCTTGTAGTTAGTCGCATTGATCTTCACACCTGCCCGGTCCCACAGCATGTACCACTGGGGTTGACCATTTTCGACCGGGTTGATCAGGAGCGCGACGACATCTCCGGTCACATCATCAGTAGCCACACCCGCAAGGCGTATCAGCGGAACAGGCGAGACAGTCTTCGTCGCCTTGTCGATCAAGTAGATGACACAACCATCCGTGTTGAAAGACTGCTCATCACGAACACGCGCCTGAACACTAAAACACGCCTTAGAGTTCTCGTCAATTACCTTACGAGAAGGACGTGTCATACCCTTATAAACAACGGGGTCGCCCCACATGTACGCATTACGCACAACAAGGCCGCGCTTAACAATCGGATTAAGCGTAGCCAAGCGACGCGCACGCGCAGAGTGGTCTCGAATAACATCAAGAGTAATCATCGAATCAGCGCCTTCAACAGCTGACAAAGGCAACCACCCAATATCCTCCTGTCGAAGACGCGCAAGGGACTGAGAGAATGCCCCTAGAGCTTCTTGAAACCTCTGTTCATACTTCATACAACAAGCCTATCATGCTAGAAATACAGATAATGCGTCCTCAAACTCGAAGTCAAATAGCTCATCAGTATCCAACAGGTCATCCGGCGAAAAGTACTGGCCTTCAGAGTCCCCAGCCATAATCGCATCAATGTTCTGATATGCATAAATGATAGCATCAAGAACGTCAGGAGACTTCACCTTGCGCTTGCGCATATTTTCCTTCGATTCAATGAGCAATGCGGACCCACGATACTCGTACTTAATCGAAGCAATCTCTTTGTATAGTTCCTCATCGTCAGGAAGGTACACACGCCCATCAGCGACAGCCTTAGCGAACTGATCGTACATAGCCGCGCGATAGTTGTACCACTTCGTGCTATCCCCGGACTTCGCGTTGCCATGAATACCGACGACGGAAATGTTTGCTGGCACGAAATTGTAGATGCTATCCAGCACAGATGCACCGACACCGATAGCGTCAATACGAATCTCGACAGCCCCCAGCTCAGTAGCAAGCTCACCAACCTTACGAGCAAGCTCAGGACCGTTCAACCCCTGGTAACGCCCATGAATCTGAATGTAGCCACCCTGGTTAGACACGATCACGGAACTGTCGGAACCATAACGAGCAACGTCAACACCAATAACAATCGGCATACCCTCATCCGGCTCCGAAGTGTCGTACGCCTCCATAGACTGCATGACACGCCCCATGTTGAACAGACCATCATCAGACACGTCAGGGAACTCACCGAGGACACGTGCGACGAAACGGGGATCATCCTCGCCCCATTCCTTCTTACGGGCCTCAACCCAGTCAACCTGCACAAGACGGGTCGCAACTTCGACAGGTACAACTTCACCTGTGAAGTTTGGTGTGTCGTATGCACCGAACTGGATAATGTTCCATGAGCGCTCTTCAGGCTTCAGGCGCATCTCACGCTTGTAGACCTCAGCCATGTAACATGAGGGGTCATTAGGGTTCGCGATAGCGAGGATGCGGGCAAACTTGTTTGTCGTGATAGCGTCAGCAGCTGTGAAGATTTCCTTTGAGATGCCACCCGCCTCATCCATGATGACGAGAACATACTGGTCGTGGACACCCTGAAAACCGGACTCGTCCTTATCATCTGGCTTCATACCAAAGGCGATAGGGTCTTGTCGATCTCCCATCTTCCACGTCGCATCGGCGTTGACCTTTCCACCGATGCCAGCGTCAGCCTTGACACGAGGTATCTCTTTCCACAGGACGTTGCGAACCTGTTTCCAGTTAGTCGCCGTGGTGACAACCGTCGTGTCATCAATAGGATGCGTGTCCACCCACCAGTTGACAAGGGTAGCCGACAAACGCGACTTCCCAACACCATTGCCCGTAACCACAAGCGTCTTTTGGTGCTCGACAACAGACTGTGAAACTTCACGCTGCTTAGACCACATGAACAAACCGTGGTCCTCCGCCCACTTAGCAGGGTTGTTGCGCCACACTTCAAGACGCTGAGCATCAGAGAACTGCTTAGCGACAGCCCCAAAAGGCAGCATCAGTCACCCTCCATCTCAACCGTAGCCTCAAGCAGCGCAGCAGGCTTCGACACAGCCTGAGCAAACCAATCGGCCTTATTAGTCTCCAACATCTTCTTAGCCTTCGGTGCCAGGTGTGGGTACATGAGCGCCGTGAACTCTTCAAGCACTTGGTTTGTGTACGACACCATGACACTCACCTGCTTCTCTTCGATCACACGAATCTCATGCGTCACAGTCTGACGCTTCAAGTTCGCAACCTCAGAGATTTCACGAAGAACGGCAAGAACAGCTTGGAGGTTTTGCCCCCAATTGCCCTTCTCGTCAGCAAGGCCAAACATCTCGATTTGCGAGTAGGCCATATCGACCAGTGCATCAAGCCGGTCAAGTTGCTTAATGCGCATATTGCGGGGCGACAGCTCCTGTCGGCTGTCGTAGTATGACTGCTCGATAATGAACAGTTCTTCCGACGTGAAGCCTGTTGCCTGGATGATCTTGTTACGATCAGTACCACGCTTCAGCAGCGACAAAGCCATGTCGCGCTTGCCGCGCAGCTCTGGGTCGTCACTCGTCAGCAAATCGCGCGAGCTCGTCTTGGATACCATCAAGCACCTCCTTCACAGCCTTCTGAAACTTCTGATCCAGGTACACGTAAGTACCCGCAACACCAGCAATTAGGCCAGCAGCAAGGCCGACCAAAAACCAAGCAAATAGCATCAATCCTCCTTTGGAACGGATGGCAAATCTTCTACCTTCACACCGGCCTGCACAGCCGCAACACGTACAGCATAGGCGTGCTCCTTCCACAAGAACGCCTGCGTACGCAAATCGGCCTCAAGATCATCGCGCGCTTCTTGAATCTCTTGAGCCTTCTTGTAACGGTCAATGCACAAATCAATAATAGCCTTGATAACAAGGGTTACAGCAGAGCACACCAAGCCCACCAGTGCCGTGTTCATACGCTAACTCCTTGTTACTCACTAACGGTTGACAAGTATTCTTCCCTTGTCCTATTGTACCGTTCCTCGGCCTCTTCCAGCTTGCTCTTCGGCAGTACCCCAGGGCGATACGAGTAAGGCCACACACGTAGAGCGCGCGCAAAAAAGAACAACGCGATAATTACTGACAAAATAATAACATGGAGAGGCCAATGCACATGTGCTGTGGTCAGCACCAGTTCGTTAATCGAAATCAACATAATACCGACAACAGATGTCAAGGCGGCGGGCCCTTCCAACCACCAAGAACCTAGCCATGCGGACGGCGCGCCCAAAACACCTGAGACGAGCATAAGAACGCCCGCAAGGACAACAACCCACGGAAGTGTCGTAACACTCGTCAAGAACCCAATACCCGTAATAGCGATAGCTGTGTAGATGACAACCATCACGGCAGTCACAGACCTTGGCTCGCTCATAGATCTCAGTAACTTCTTCATGAGGCCATTATAGCGAAAACCCCCTCACTGACATCAGCAAGGAGGTTTTCTGTAATTGTGTCACTCAGTGTCAGGAGTCCCATATACGGGAGCCGTGTAAACACCACCCGTATGAACTGTAGCGACAAGCAGACCGATCATCGACAAGACCTGCTGGATAACACTAGACCACTGTTCCCAGGTCTCAGCCGTCCAGCCCCCATATGCGACACCAACAGCGCCGAGCGCTGCGAACAGCGCATACAGAGCCTTACGGCGTTCAGGAGTAAGGACCAACCACTTAGTGCGGTCAGTGGTGAGTGCATGCTTTGGTTCAGACATTAGAACTCTCCTCGCTGCAATGCTCGCTGCATTGCCTTGACAATTTCAGAAGGGCCGTCGAGAATTCCCTCCCCATTAACACCATACCAGTCGGCAAGGGCGTTGATCGTATCAGGACCCACAATACCATCATCATAGACACCAAGACGATTCTGCATCATGCCGATCACGTAGGAGCCAATCGCAGAGCCATCGTCCACGAACTCCCAGCCAGACGTGCATCCCTGAAGATACTGACGGTTCGACTCAGGCTGTGACACAACACGCCCGTTGTCTCCCATCATAGCTCCGAGAACACCCTGAAGCATCTCAGTAGTTTCCGTGCCCCAAAAGCCATCAACATCAAGCTCTGGATACACAAGCTCGTTATCCGACATCAATTCCTCCTTCGTAGAAGTTACTTAGATTCTACCAGCTTCACGATGCCGTCAGCGTCTTGTTCAACAACGATGCGGCCCTTCAACATCTTGCCGTCTTCACCGAAGATCGAGCAAGCGCCGTCGAGACGGGTCTGAACAAGACCGACAGCCATAGCGCCCGTTTCAGTGAGGAAATAGTCGTTGCCACTGTACGACAGCCAGCCAGTACGCATAGCGCCGTTGTTCTCAAGGTAGTACCACTTACCCTTGTCGAGCAGCCAGCCGGTCTGCATCTGGCCCTTATCGTTCAGATAGAACCAGTGCTCACCAACCTTCACCCATCCGGTCTCCATCTCACCGTAACGGCCGTCATGGACATCATGCAAGAAATACCAGTGACCATCGACAAGCTGCCAACCGAACTGCAACCAGCCCTTCTCGTTCGCGTAATACCACTTGTCACCTACAGGGAACCAGCCGGTCTCGTAGCCACCATCAGCATTACGGTACCACCAGCCACCATCCTGAGACACCCAGCCTTCCTTGTTGGACAGGTCAGCGTCAAGATTGTCATAGTACTGCTGCGCCTTCTCGATGTACTCGTTAGCGTACGTATCGCGCAACGAGGCAGGACACATGGTGCTGTAAAAGTCCGAATGGGGGAAGACGTTAACACGCCACTGTGGACGGCCAAGCCCATACGCTCGACACAGGGCCGCAGTCAGATGCGCACCCGCGTCAATAGTCTCCTGGCCGACATCCCATCCACCCTCGGCACCGGAGCAGTTCGCGTGCTCGATGCCAATAGACAGCTTGTTCACACCGGGGCAGTGCCACGCGGTGTCGGAGTCGTGGACATACTGGGCGATAGTGCCGTTAACATCGACGTTGTAGTGCGCAGACGTACCATTGTTGCTGAAAGCCCCGTACACGCCTTGGTGGCTCATCTTGTTACCAGCGTTGTGATGGACGACAATACGGTCGATAGCATTGCCGCCGCGACCACTATCGAAGTTATCAATCCACAGGTTGTAGTCAGCAGTAAGGTCAGTCCAGCTGATCATTGTTCCTCCAATTGCTCCTAATCTCCCAAGGACCGAAGTCCTCGTACTCGGAGCTAATCATATCAGTGAACAGCCGAACACCCTCTTCCGTGACATACACCTGAAGGTAAGAAGTTTTCTTCACCCCACCATGTGTGTAGACACGGCGAACACCCATCAGCCCTTTAGCCTTTTCTGTCGGCTCGCTGATGTATCTTCCCTTCTTTAGGTACCCTTCACGACGCAGAAACTTAATGACCTTCGTAGAGCCAATACTAGGAATCTGCTCCTTCAGGCTCTTACCGAAATCACGCAAGCTAACTTCTTCCATCACACACCATCCACATCAGTAAAGTAGTCAGCAAAAGGATTATCCTCTGGCTCGGTGAACTGCATGTTGATAGGTGCTGCCTCAGCATCAGACGGACGCAGAACATCCTTGGGCTGTCGAATAGACTTGAAAATCAGCGTCCAGTCAACAGGCATGTAGTCACCCAACAAAACCATGTCCTTGAGTGTCAGGTTTCCATTCAGCAGCTTAGTGCGGTAATACTGTGCAGAAGGAGCGCCAAGCAGCTTTCCATCGTTAGTGATCGACAGGCCCGCATCCTTGAACTGACTCATCACGAGCTTACGGATGAACTCAACACGAGTGTCAATATCCTGCGGATACTCAGGAGCACGAGATGCACGGGCCTTAGCCATGCGGGCGCGGGCCTCTTCGAGCTTCACAGGGTCAGTAATCTTAGTCATTATTCACCACATACTTCTTCAAAAGGTCCGGACGGAACCCAGACCAGTGTTCCTTCATTTTCTCGTCTACACCCTCACGCACAACGACGACAGGGGCCTGGGAATAACCAAGCGCTCGTACAAATGCCGCTGCCGCAGCATCTTCTGTCACGTCGTAACTATTGAATGCCAGTCCGAGTGCCTTCAGCTTGCGGTACGTCGCAGAGCACTGAGGGCAGTTGGGCTTAGAGTAAACGTCAATCATTGGTTAGCCTTTCCTGTAGAACCAAAACCACCTTCGCCACGTTCCTTACCAACATGGACGGGCGGCTGTGCATAGAGAGCCGACATGCTCTCTAGCTTGACAATAACAATCTGAGCGATACGCTCAAACTCTTCAAGCACGACAGGAGTGTCTCGGCTCATGTTCCACAGTGGAACAAGAACTTCACCCTCATACCCAGCGTCGATGACACCGACACCATTAGCAAGAATGAGGGCCTTCTTGCTGAGCGACGAGCGTGCGAAGACTAGACCGACAGACCCGTCAGGGATATCGTGCTTATCCGGGTAGTACCCGGTTGGAACGAGAATGACCTCACCAGGGTAGATGATGACTGACATCTTCGTACTGAGGTCGAAACCCGCATCATTATGATGCTGTCGTTGTGGTCGCATTATTCTTCCTTTCGTTGAGTAGGACCATAAGTGCGGATGCTTTAGCAAGTTTGAGAGTACTTGCTGCAACGATACAGTCTGTGATTACTTCGTCTGCTAGTTGGCCTAAATTACCCTCATACTTGCTAAAGTGTTCGTACCATTTGTTGATTAGTTCGCGGTTGATTGCCATGTAAGTTTGTGGGTCGCCACTTGTGACGCTGACACGAGATTCCTTATCCCAGATGAAGTTCAAATCATCCAGTGATGGCACATGCGGAACTAGCTTGTTTGCATAGTTATTGTTTCGGTTCACGTACTGGGTGAGGCAAACAACGACATCGTTAAACCGTGGCTTTGTCTTGATCTCACCATTGCACCACTTGTAGATGCTTCCAATGAGCTTTTCTGCGGTTGTGTCGAGCTGCATAGGGTTAAACTTTTTGACGCTCTCCGGCTGGCTGACTGCCCTGTCGGAGTAGCTAAAACTACTTCGACCGACTTTCATAAGCCAGGTTTCTACAACCTTACTTGGATTCTTCATACCCCTCCTTTATGCATAATCTATATTTATAAGTCTATAATAGGCAGCATCATCCCCCTATCAAGTGTGAGTCGATAGGGGGATGAGTACTCATGAATTAGAAACCCTCATGTAAGGCCGGTACCCTAAAGGACGAACCCCTCAGTTACCTATTCCTGAGATCAGAGGCGCGCTGTCTCAGGCCGATTATTTTAACTTGCTGTTACTAGCCTAGTATATCAGCCCTGGATGATCTCAGTGTCGTGATTATTCATACGTAGAACATACGCCAGCTCATCCGACTTGAACTTATCACCCAAACTTGATACCCAGTACTGTTCAAAGATTTCAGAGCCTTCAATACCTTCTTCTACAAGGAGAAAGTAACACGGTCCACCCTTGATCACGCAGGGAGTGACACACTGGTCAAGATCGTACACATTGTTGTATACATCTCGAACATATGTGTCTGGCTTAGGTTCCTCTTCTTCGAGTTCGACACCCAGCTTTGGTGCGATCTTCTTCAGCAGCCTATTAGCAAGTTCATCAAGCTGTTCCTCAGTCATCATCAGCTTCTCCCTTCAGTGCCCAGTCCAGAGCTTCATTGAGTTCTTCCTCATTACTGCAGAACTCTGCGCTCCTAATGATGTCGCCCAGAAACTTTTTCCAGAATTGAATGTAAAACAAGCATCCATACTCAGGAAGCTCATCCATTTCTTCTGGTTCCTTGAACTCTACATTATGGAGCCAGGTTGTGAACACCGGCAGATTAACATCATAGACATACATATGGCCCCAGTCTTGATACCACCCATCTACAGTATGCACATCACCATACGAGTCACTGAACTCGTACATAGGGTGGTCCATCATCCCAGTCCACGTACACAGATCACACGAACCAGTAGTGTCTTCGTATGTATTGTCTTGGTAGTCCGTAAGACGCAGCTTCATTTTGTTTCTCCTTTCTGTCGTGCTGCTACAGGACTCGAACCTGCAACCTCTGAGTCTTACTCAGCGCTCTCACCAATTTGAGCTAAGCAGCTTGCCGCCTGACCAGGGCGGCCCAGCCTTTCGGTGAGAGGTGTCTTGGTCGTGACACTTTGTGCTATAGAGCGACTCTCACCGTCCAGCGCTCCCAGACTAGGACTCGAACCTAGTCCGACAGGGCCAAAACCTGCCGTGCTGCCATTACACTATCTGGGATTACACCCAGGTAGTCCCGGAGGACACCTGGGAACTATTTGTTGCAACGTCGGAATGGTGAGACTCGAACTCACGGCCCCCTGGTCCCAAACCAGGTGCGCTACCCACTGCGCTACATTCCGTTGGAGGGGGTGCTATTGACTGACGAACAAAAACCATCACACAAAATTGTCAGCCCTAGGGTGCTACCCCACACGTGACCCCCGTCACGGCAACCGGTACGTCCGCTTGATCAGAGCGGCAGGTTTATATACCTAATCATCCAGCATCGTCCGGTGCTTGGTGGTCCCCTCGGTGAGAGTCGAACTCACACTCCTTTCGGAACTCGATTTTGAGTCGAGCGCGTCTGCCTGTTTCGCCACAAGGGGTGTGCCTCTAGGTTGGTGAAGCGACTGTTGTAGTTGAGTAACAGACCCTAGAGGCTATTCAGTTGTTATGTGTTGAGTATAGAGTAGTTTTTCTTTAACTGTCAACCCTATACTATGTGTTGTGTGTCACTCTTGAGGATCAATAATTGTCGCTGTACGGCCATCCTTATTCTCAGCAATAATATACCAGACTAGATCAAGATCATGAGCAAGATTATCCTGACCACCAAGAACATCCACCCAGTATTGATCAGTGACCTTCAGCCAAGTGCCGTGCCCATGTGTGATAATGACACTGCCTTTTACAGTGATAGCCCCGAAGTCTCGGCAATCTGCGATTGGGCCGCTCTCGCGCTGACCCATGCCTGAGACAAACCACACTGTCAAATCGTCAATGTGCATGTTGTGCAACTTGTTATGGTTCTCGCGCGTCTGCTCGTAGAGCTCAATAAACTCATGGTTAGACATTTTTGTTTCTCCCTTCTTCGCGGCTGATGTATTTATACTAATCCACTCGCCTGCAACCTGTCAACAAGCAATGACGTGACGTGTGCCACATTGTTAAGAAGGCAAAATAAAACCCCTGCACGAATTGCCACATGCAGGGGTTTTATCGGATGCTCAATCCATCTATGATCAGCTTAGCACAGCAACGAGAGATCGTGCAACACTAATTGAGTGTGAAGTGGCTCACTTGTTGTCCATGAGTTCACCAACAATACTGTCAGCGACAGCGCAGGTGTTACTGCCTCGACCAGGGTACAGTTCACTGAGAGCATCTTGGGTCAAATCTACCCCATCCCAGGTATTATCCCCAAATACCCAGTCGCTTACTTTCCAAGCGATACCACGCTCTATGAGTTCCTTCAGGGCGTCCTCGGTAACGACGAACTCGCCGCCACCAATGTACTCGATTCCGTCAATCACGGCAGCACCTTCCAACCTTCACCGTCTCCGACAATTGCCTTCATTGTAATGTCGGATGTGCTTACATACAACGACAAGTCTGTAGCACTAGACCAAAGACCGCACATACTACTAACACTAACACTAACATGCTTCAGATAACGTTCGTCATCCGGACTAATCAGCACAGCACCAGGCGCAAGCCGATGAAAAGGAATAGACAACTCACTGAAGTTGATAATCATTCTTTAGTCTCCTTTTCTCGATATTCAATAACAGTCATCGACCGACACTCGATCTTTGATTTATACATACAATGAGCGTGTGCCTCAACGCGGTCAGTAAACAACCCAATAATCCCCGGATTGTCATCCTCGGTATCCCAAACCGCGTAAAGAGTCTTAGCGATAATATCCGTACTCACTACACGCTCTCCTCTGTCTCAACAAGACGGTACTTAGCAACGCCCCACTGACCACCGCCTCGGTAAAAACCATAACCATAAAGACGATGCGAACCCTTCCACGCTTCACTTTCTGTCTTGTAGGCGTGAACGGAAGGCTTAGTTGACGAACCACCGCCAGTCTTAATATCCCCCGTAACTTTATTGAAGATTACGTAAATTTCCTCAGCAGGTTCAACCATCAGTTATTATCCCCACTCGTCTGAAGGTCAATGTCAGGTAGAAGCGTCTCAGGACGGAACGCAACCTTGTAGTGGAACGTATCGACATCCGAGCCTTCCATCTGCTCCACGAAGTACGTCACATTATCCGAGATACCCAGATAGTGCTTCTTGTACTCGTTCTCATCCGTCTTGCAGGTGACTTCCAACTGGTTGTCTTCCTTGTCCTTCGTGATCGAGCACAAACCCTCAATCGACAGCAGGTACTTGTCCGTGATACCATTGACAAAGACAATGCGCCGCATCACCTTGAAGTTGTCGCTCTCATAGCTGATGTTCCGGGAAGCCGTATCAGCAGCGTTACACGCAGCCAGTGAAAGCGCCGCAGCAATAGCAGCGACAAGGGCAAAAATCTTACTCTTCTTCATCATTTCTCCTTAGACGTGAACACCGTAGTAAAAGACACAACCAGCAAGGCAAGCAAGAGACACACAGAGCATAATCGCGCCAGCCGCAATGACCTTAGCGCCCCAATCGTAGACCTCATCGAGCATTATCCCGAGAAGTGCCACTGCAATGCTGAGGATAAGCAGTCCAACAGCAAAAGTCAACATTACTTCTCATCTCCCTTCTTCGTAAACAGTTTCATAAAGTCGTGGTCGTCTTGGTATTCCTTCAAGAAGATGTTGTTTGCGACAGCCAGCAAGCCAATGGGCTTGATATCGTTCTCAGTATCAAGGAAGAAGTTAGTGTACTTGATAAACCGACCGTCCAGAACCGCCTCGCCGTCCACAGCATCCAGACACTTTTGCAATGCCTCGTTCTGTCGCTTGGCAATATCCACGATCAAAGGTTCATGGAATGCAATATCCCATACCTCTTCCTCCAAGTAGTTATTACCCTGGATAGTGGCGATGAAGTCAGTAGTGTCCTCAGTGCTGAAAGAATCATCCGATGGGATAAACCACTCATCATATGTCTTTACAAAGCTGAATGTGCCTGTCTTGAAAAACTCTAGGTCAACAATCCAACCAGCAGGAAGCTCATTAAGAGCAGCCTCAAGAACTTCCGTGTTATGAACCAGATCAACATCGTCAGTATTAACTGTAACTAGCATTACTTATTCTCCTTTACATAACGTTCAATACTTGCAAAACCATCAAGGATGCCAAGGACATGTGGCTGCTTACTAAATGCCCCAAACCATCCCAGATCGAAGTTGCCAATAAGGCCGTCAAAGAAGCCGTGAATGTAGTCTTCCCGCCACTTCTTAAACTGCTTCTCACCAATACTGGCAATGTCGGCTTCCGACACAGTCTTGTTCAGAGCGTTCTTGTAGCCGTACTCATCCGACAAGGCGACACGCTGCACTTCTTCAAGCTTGTCGATAGCTTCCTTTTCACCGACAACTGTAAGGAAGATGTCATTCTCCGTATACGTAAGGCAGCCGAAAACGCTGGCAGTATGCTTCAAAGCCCCGCCAATAATGTCTTCCGTGTCAAAAGAGCAGTAGCCAATCTGGGCGGGATCGCCGTACTCGACACCATATTCATCCCTCAGCACGGCATTAGCAAGGACACAATCACCTCTGCGGATGAGTCTAGCGGCCAATTCAATAGGGTGCGTCATGGTTCTACAAACCTCACAAGAAGGCTAATAAGAAGAATGACACAGCCAGTGTCCAACACAGTGTTAATCATGTGGTTTTGGTCCCGCTTCGGGCAATTACGAAACATCTTCGAGTTAACAGCCCACATAGCGAACCACACACAAGCGATAACAGTTTGCGCAATAGTAAACATTATGCCACCAACTCCAATACGATTTGTACCACATAAGTAATTGTGACGATACAAGCGCAAACAGAGGCCAAAACATCCGGCCAGATTCTAAAGCCATCAATACCCTTCTTGGACCGTGCAAGCAACGCAAAGACGAGACTAACACTAGCCCAGACGACAGCGAGGACAAGATGATAAACGATCATTTCCAACTCTCCTTTCGATAGTAAATTGTTGAGTAACAGGATCAACTGCAATGTCTAGAATATGAACATGTGGGTGCTCGTCTAGGGGTATTTCGATTTCGACATCAAAAGCCTTCAATTCATCCCAAGCTCGCTCCAAAGCATTTAGAATGGCAAGACGAGAGCTAACAGGCACATCAGTGCAAAGTGCAGCGATGCCTTCAGGTGACACCTCAACCCCAAACCTGAGACTTGTTAAGATAGACATGTCAGTAACTCTTATGAATCAGGTGGACATGCTCACGGTTACGCATGATGCGGACAAACATCTCGTGATCGTCCTTCTTGGTGTCGTAGCAGCTCAGCCAGTAACCGTCAGCACGGAACCACTCTGCACCACCAATAGCAATCACACACCCGGTCATAATATCTGCCACGTCATCAGGTGTCTTAATCTTAATATGGCTGGGTTGGCCGTCAAGATACGTCAGCTCGAATAGTTCCTCGTTGTCGTAGAGTCCACTCCACATCTTTAGTTCTAGTGTTCGGTATTGCTGAAATGCCTCTTCGTACTTATTACGCAGCTCATCCCATTTAGCAAGCATTTCCTCAATGTTCATTAGTATTCTCCTTCGTTAGTTAACATCAACTTACTAGTTTCATTAGTCCATAAGCGCTCATCAACACCATACCAAACGCTGCAACACCTGTAAGCACTGACGATTTCCGATCAACATCCCATAATTTACAGGCATCATTAAAGCCGACAATTGCGGCGTAAGCACCGAAGATGATTCCAAATAACAAACTAAGTTCCATTACCACCCCAACAGTAGGTTCATTAGTGGTACCCTGCAATCATTGCGACACCAATACCCATGAGCAAGACGCACTCGATAACTGAGGCAGCGACACCACAGATCAGCAGGAACGACACGGGCCTGCTGAGAAGGTCCCGGCAGTCATGCCAACAGTAGCCAAGCATAAACGCAGTACCAGCCCACATCAGCCCCAGCAGGCAGAAAATAATCCCTAGCACTATTACAGCCCCCAGTGAATAATCTTCGGCAGCCTTCCTCGGCAACGCATCATATGAGCGAATGTTTCGTGTGTATGCTTCGTTCCTGTGTATGTCACCTACGGCGATTCACCAGAAAAACTCAGAATACGAAATGCCTCCCAGTCAGTGCCATTACCAATGACTGTGCCAGCAGGAACTTCCTTGCTGTTAACGATGATGACTTCACCTTTAGTGTCGATGCACTTGAACTTCGTCCCCGTTAGCTCAGATTCCGTGAACTCATCTTCAAGCCGCTTACGCACCTCTTCAAGAACTTCATCAATAATTTGCTGCTTGTTCATCAGACCATTCCTTTCGGGATAAAGTGTCGGGGATCAAAGACAACTTCGACAGGTCGGCCATAGACAATGATGTCGGTGAGGAAGTCGTACACACTCTTTGTTTCTCCGTCAGAGTTTGTCCACACACCGTGCAGCATACCGACACCGCAGGGCTTCGAGTAGCCACATGAGGCTCTTGTAGTAAACCATCGTGCTAGGTTCAAGAAGGTCGCCATAAAAGATGGTGGCGCGGTTATCGCCGATAACAGCCTCGATATATGTTTCCCAGACTTCGATCACCAGGTTCGCGTACTTGTCGCTCAGCTTAAACATCTTGTCTGCCATTTGTTTTCTCCTTTCCTTCATGTTAGATGGTGTGTTAGACGTTAGGGCAGTAGAGGACTTCGACAACCTGGTTGCGTTGTGTAATACATTGCAGCATATCTTCGATTGTGATCCTCTCATCCTTGCTGCTTACCCACTGCTTGTCCTGGTTCAGCATCCACACAGCATCATGGGGCTCTCGCAGGCGTACGACAGTGCCAGTATCAAGCAGGCACTCGTAAGTAATCCAATGACCGGTTGAGATGCAAAACTTAATGTTCAGTAGGTTGTCCATGTTTTCTCCTTTCCTTCGATGCCTTAATACTAATACACTGAGTGGTGAGAGTCAACAAGGTAGCATGTGATGTGACCCACAAAGAGGAATGAGGTATGGCTAGTTAGTAGGGTATGTGGAAATAGCCAGGGAATACACAAAGTGGTATGACACCCCCTCCCTTCTTTACAGTTACTAAGCAATTGATTCTCTATTTGGCTCCACACCCCCCTCCTCAACCCACCTGTCAAGCAACCCATCACCCCATCCCCGCCAACTCACCGATCAGATCCAGACGCATACCCAGACGCATACCCAGACCAATTTTGAGACGCGCGTCACACTCAACACACACCCAAAACCATTAACAAAACTTAGGCCACCCTAAGTTAACTAACCACTACCTATGTGCCTAGCATCACACATGTGCTTCAAGCCACACAACCAGCAACCAGCAACCTACCAAGCAACCACAACAAACCAGCACGAACTAGCATGATCTAGCAACACACTCAGCGCCCCTCACTCATCCCGCGTAATACCCCCTTAAATTAATTACTACAATAGAATATGCATTGTGTATATACACTCTAGCGTATAAGCGTAAACGCGGAAAATGAGATTACGTAATAGAAAATAGATATACACAAGAGAATTACTATACTAATACACTTATATACTATATATATATATTTATTATTTATTATTATTTATTTCATTTCCGCACTACGTGCTACGCGTGTTAAGAAGGAGTCGTATGCATATTATGCACTCGGATGCATAACTATGCATACCTACCCATATTGAATTGTCCTGTCATTTACGCTATGCTATCTCTAAGCCCCTATCACCCCCTCACCGCTACCCACATACCTCTAGCACCCTAAAAGTCCCTCAAACAGACTTCTAGACCCCTCCACGGCGATGCTAACCACCTACACCCACCCTCCGACCCGTCTCATGCTCGCACATGCGCACGCGTGTAGCACACCAACAAACAACATGCAACACGAACTAAGTAACCATCCACATTGTGAGATGTCTAGTTATCCCCGCCCGCCTGTCGTTGTCTTTACACGCCACCGCCACTACCAACCAACATAAAAAGTAACCAACGACACATGCTAGGACTATTGACGTTCGCTCACTACAAGGTATAAACTGCTAGGACCGCCGCTCTAACCTTGCTAACAACCAAGTAACCAACGACACAAACAACCATGTTGACAACAGGCAACCAAGATGCTATTACGCGCGCGTTCCTTATTCCCTACCCGCTAACAACCGCCACCATTAAACAATCTGTCCCTAATCACATGTTTTCATGTTGACAACCATCAACCAACACATTATGGTTTAAGTATCGGCAAACGAAACAACCCGAAAGGAAGCCGAAAAATGAAACCCTCGTTCGCATGCGACCTCGAAACGATGGCTCGGCTCGCAGAGTATGAGCGTGACTATCAGGAACGCTACTTTCTGACTGTCGATGCTGCGCGCAAGAGCGCGATTAGGCGCGAACACGAAGAACGACGCACTGCAAAGCGTGTTAACGCTTTGTTCCACGATATGATCGACCTGTCGGTTAAGATCAACGATGAATCGCTGCGCGGACACCTTGACCGTGACCTAGCTAACACCGCTGTTGCAGCACTGACCGCGCTTTCCAAGTCGATCAACAAGTGACGGGCAACACAGTCTAGCAGGTTGACAATAGCCTAGCAACCCACTAGACTGAGAGTATCAACAAAGACAAGCCGAAAGGTGAAATACAATGATCCGACTCACCATTGACGATGAGGCCCGCGCCCTGTCGGTATGGGCACACGCTGGGGTGCTTTACGTAGGGGAAGACGTGATCTTTGCCCCACGTTGGTCAACCCACGTCTGGCTCGCATCTGACGGGCACCTGTACTTCGTGAACGGCCATGACCTGACGTTTATGAGCGCTAGCGAGTCCGGCCCTGACCGGCTCAAAGAATTGTACTAACACACACACAGAAAGACACTCACATGCTGATTCTTATCGACGAAAATTCCCTCACTACGCTAATGCTCGCTGAGCTGCAGTGTGACTCGGAGATTCAAGACTGGCTTGCCAGTGTCCTTGACCCGGCCGAGGTTGACCTGACACGGCCTGTCGATGCGGTCAAGGCACGCGACAATAGCGAGCTCGCATATTACGGCCTGAGCATCCGACAAATTACCGACTTGCGCCCTCGCTATATTCCAGATGTGGACAGTCTGGCTATCGACCTGGGAGCTACTGCTATTACAATCTCCGAGGAAAGCTCCCTCGCGGACATTGTAAGCGCACTCTATTACGTAGACCCTGAGCGCGGCGAAAAATACCTGTGAGAGATAGGAAAGCAAAATGCGAGACACAACACATGCGAAGGTTACCCGTTGGACCGAGTACCGGACCCCTAGCGGGCGCTGGTCTAAGATCCGATACGATGAAACTACGGAGGACTTCAAACCCCATAACTTGCGCAACTTTTTCGATGCTAAGTTTCCCGGCGAACGGCGTAGTTACGGCTACACAGAGCACGGCTACCTACCCGTGTACGTATCGGTCCCTAGTCCCGGTAGGCAGATGCGCCACTGCTACAGGTTCGCCTATTACGCGGGGCCGCGCGAAGTTGTGCATTACACGTACGAAGACTAATTAAGTCTTCAACTTCCCCCGCTTAGTGGTGAGTTTCAGGTTGGTTCAATTCCAACCGGGGGAGCGATGTGCAAACGCACACAGACCAACAACAAACCGAAAGGTTAATTGACATGGCACACACATTCAAGACGGACCCCTGGCACGTCAAGGAAGCGCGGGGGGCGGCGTGGCACCCCAGCCAGTTCGCCCGCGAACACTCCCCCTACACTAAGGCGCGCCGTGACCTGAGTAAGCGTATCCGGGCGCGCGAGCGCCGAGAGATGGACCGTATCGCGCGTGATATGGAAGCATGGGAAGACTACTACCCGGCCGGGGCAACGCTGCGCGAGTTCGCATCCGATACCAACCGTGACGGTTGGCAGTACTGACCAATAACCAGCGGGACGGGCCTAACGGCCCGTCTACCACACAGAAAGACTGAAACGATGGCATATCGCACGTGTACGTTACTTGATCTTGTTACGTATAGTTTCGAGACGTTCCCGATCTATAACGGTAAGGCCGACTATAAAGCGCTTTCTCAGTGGTTCGCGGCCGTCCCTGGATATAGCATGTTTAAGGCGGCGAAAATGGCGACTGCAACACAGCTTGTCATTTTGGGAGACGCGAAACAGATGCGCGTTCTCGCCAAAGCCGGCTTTGACCTGACATTCAACTAATCAACGACACAGAAAGACGAAATAGCGTGTCAGTTAATCATGAGCTTGCGCACACTATGATTCAGGCCTTATCTATGTCCGACGATGGGCGGGAGCTTGTGCACGGCCTCGAAACAATAAGGTATTATCATTATGACGGTACCATTGCTCACCTCGGATATGGTGCTACCCTGGTCACATCTTGGGAATGGGATTCAGATGATTACTGGTTCTATCATGGTCGCATATTGCTCCCTGGTAAGCGGGATAAATTGTCCTATGCGTCGGCTGCTTACAAGGCAGAGCCAGTGCCAGGTGCTATTTTCTGGGACCTGAATGACAACTGTTTCATAATTCCACGAGTACTTGGTGAATGGGCAGCTGAGTGCATTATGCGACATTCCAATAATGCACCTATTGGTCCGAGCGAGTGTAGACCCACAGCATACAGGGTAAATTCATTGCCAGGGATGGTTGTTACTGCTCCCGTGGGTGAAGATATGCCGGGACTTACACGAGACAAATTGGCGCGTAAAAAGGCTTTTCAAACGCATTATGAGCGATTCACGCATTTTCCATCGTTTGTAATGCCGGGGTATTCACAGTACTGTGAAACCGTTTACGGTGTGCAGATTAACTCGATAGATATCTTAGCGGACATGTCACTAGAGGGGTATACCGCTGAGAACCTATTTGAACGTTTCGACCTTGCTATGCCAGACCTTAATTCTTGGTTCCGGGCGACATGTCAGGTTCTTAGTGAGATGAAACACTGGGAGTATTTCAACACGTGCTCGGCCTTGCAATGTGCGCGGCATTTAATAGCCAAAGACTTTACACCACAAGACCTGTAGACTAATCAACAACCGAAAGGAAGAAGAGGATGGGCATCCTCGAAAATATCGACAATGCAGCATGGGACCTGAAACACGGTCGTATTGACGGCCTGTATCCTGTCAGCAACAATTTTACTATTGTTGCTAACCACAGCCACCCTTGCCCCAATAGTCGTTTTGACGTGTACTCATACACAACGCGCGTTGCCATGGTGAATAAGGATGAAAAGGGCAATTGGGAGACGTTTGTTCACCGTGACGCGTTCCATCATTCCACAACCACCAACCGACACTTGCGCCTGTTCCTATCGGCAATGTTTGGTCACATTGACTTTGACGCACTCTACAAGGCATGCGACCATGAGTGTGATAAGGAGACTATTAGCGGTGATGGTCAACAGTTTATCAACGTGAGGGAGGTCGCACGATGACTATCGAAAGTGCTTTGCAGTCTATCTACCCTGGCAGGATCATCGGCGAGTCTATTAACCTCGGAATGATGCTATATCTCACGATGAACAACAATGACCTAGCGCGCAATCGGATTAGTTACTTGGTAACCAGGGGGAACACAAATGAGATTATTTTCAAGTTCGACCCTAGTGGCTGTGTGTACGTTTACAAGGATGTGACTCTCACACCACACGAAAAACGTATGATCGGGAAAATTATTCGCGTATGGCGTGGAACGTACCGCCCTGACTGGGAGACTTTCGAGAGTATGCGCGCGCATCCCGTGTGTATCGAGTCAGACACAGTGCTAGTGCCTGTTTTGCATGACACACTCTGACAACTTGACAACAACCAACTACTGACCTACATTAGAAACATAGGCAACAGCCTACCAACCACAACAGAAAGCGAGAGCAAAAATGGCAACGAAGATCAATAAGAATACCATGAATGTCGTGAAGACTGCCACCGTGACCAAGGTCACGTTCCGAAAGATGGGAGCAGAATACGCCGATAATCCGGCTGTTCTCGCTGCTATCGACGCGGTGGTTACTGCCCTTGACGGCCTGTCGGATGCGGTAGTCATGAGTGAAATTGAGGCGTGACAATGGAACTCACTAACGCTCAGCATGACTTTATCCTTACCGCAATTGAAGCGCATATTAGGGCGCTGCGCAAGGATGTTGCGACAATCGGCGAGCCACTCGTGACAGAGGTGATTCAAAGCCGCATTGATGATATGCAGCCCGTACTCGATGCCCTAGAATCAGGTGACTGGTTCTTTGAGCTGGTAGAATACTGAGTCCCTAACGGGACAACCCGGCCGTGTCGGTACGTAAATAAGGGTTCAACTCCCTTGCCGGGTACGATGCTAACCAAGGTGGTTAGCAACACAACACAACACAACACAACACAACACCGAAAGGTAGAAACATGTGCAATGAATACGCCTACCAGCTCGCTAAGGCACTCATTTACCCTGAGCTTACTGTCGAGGTCGCAGCGGACGTTATCAACGGTAACGTTTACGGTGTTGATATCTGGGACGATATTTGCACTATGGTTGGTGGGTGGTGCAATGACCATAACGTCTTTGTCGCATGGGACAAGATGGGCCGTCCGGATGAATGGGAATATGTGGAACCTGACTACGATAGCGAACGGGACCCTGGCAGCCGCCGTAGCATGGTCGGCAATGCCCGTATCTCTGCAATGGCAGAATGTGTGGCAGATGCGCTCTACACGGTAGTCAACGAGATTATCGTTAACGAGGGTTGGAAGTGTGTGCCTATTGAAGAATGGGATAGTGAGACGGACAGTAACGCATCGTGGTTGGTGTATAGTTGTCACGCCTTGGATATTTACACCGAAAGCTATCTAATCAAGCCTAACGGAAAGTGAGAACTAACATGACTATCCCTGAATGGCCTGTAAAACCTCGTTATGGGGATGCTTGGAAAAACCTTAAACAGGCTATGTTTGAGGCCGCTATCTACAAACTGGCAAAGGAACTGGAAGAAAGCGGGAACTAACATGTTGCCTAATTGGTATGGTATCGACAGTATTGCTTATGAATGTCGCGGCGCTTGGTCAGATCCGCTGTTGCACTACAAGGGACACGTCTTTAATGGTAATGACGTGCAAGACGGGTTGTGGGAGGCCTACCGGGAAACCCTAGAAAATACCGACAATAGCGCAGAGTGGGAAGAATTTGTAGTCAACAACGCTGTCGACTACTTGGAAGATATTATCGCCTATGGTTTTGGGAGCTGATATAAATGTGGGAAGAATTGCTGAGCATCATTAGCGACCGTTACTGCCCCCCTAGAGTCTATGCAGGAACACTTAGCCGGGTATGTTGACCCTAATACAGGGTGGGACCTGTCGCTAATCAACCCGTGGTTTACTGAACACGGCTATGAATTTGTGAGTCTCCTTGACCTGTTCTCTGAGAATGAGCCTAGCGGTTTGTATGTCAACATTGACGGGTACGTATGGCGTTGTCGCACTAACACCGCTGACAATAGTATCTATTGGTACTGGCAGTCAGACAACGAGGGTATGACCCTTGACGATCTTAAGTTCCTGCATGGATACGCGCATATGTTCATTTGGGACAACGACACAAAGACGTGTGAGGTAGTCAACATGGCAGAATGACTGCCA